CCCTGACCAGGGGCGCCCAGCTGGCCTCCCCGGCGGTCTCGCCGGGGAGCGTGTGAACGTAGTGGTGGTGCTCGATTACCTTCGGCGCGGTCATGTCGGCACGGAGGGCGGCGGCCTGCTCGGCGACTGACGCGGAGTAGTCCGGGTAGCGGTGCCGCATCCACCGGCACCCGGCGACCAGGGCCGCGATCACGACTGCGGCGATGATGGCGACCACCAGCAGGTGCCTGCCCAGCCACACCAGGAACGCAAGGGTGACGACAGCGGCGACGACAGCGGCGACGACGGGGACGACGGGGATGCGCGGCCCGGAGGTCTCGAACGTGCCGTAGGCGCTGAAGGTGCCCTTCATGGCCGCTCTGCCCATGCCTGCTGGAGCGACAGCTTCAGCTCGTGGACCTTCCGCGCGCCCAGGCGCCACGTGCGCCGCGTCCCCTTGCACCGCGCGCAGCGCAGGTGGAAGTAGGCGAACGCCCGGCACCAGCGGCAGTCGCGCTCCGGGCTGGCGTACACGAGCACCGCCCACGCGGCCACGGCCACCAGCACGATCGCCGCCACGGCCAGCACCGCCTCGATAACGTGCATGTCACTCTCCCTCGTGCAGGCGCGGGCAGTCGTCCATCCCGCGCCAGTAGTTCTTGCACCCGTACTTCGGGCAGTCGCGGTCGCCGCAGGTGCCCGGCTCGTGGCTCTCGCCCTTCGGCCGCGGCGTGCGCGGCCTGGTCTTCGCGGCCTTCTTGCGGGCGCGGTCGCGGGCCCGCCGCTCGGCAGCGGCCTGCTTGCGCCTGGCCGCCTGCCGCTCCCTGGTGGCCTTCCGCTTGCGCTGCCTCTCGGCGGTCGCGGCCTTCCGCTTGCGGCTCTTGAAGTCGCTCCGCGTCGCACAGGTATGCCACGGGCCGCGCGGCTGATGACACGTCCGGCACTCCCAGCCGACCGGGTTGTGCAGCGTGGTGCGACGACGGCGGCGCTTGCCCGGCGAGCACGGGTGAGTACCGAAGCCGCGCGGCTTCCCGCACGCCCCGCAAAGGAAGGGCCCGGTCAGCTTGAACCCCATGGGGCCGGCATCCTTCGTTGTCGTCGATCGGCGCGCGGAACCGCAAAACCGCAGGCCGGCGCGCGGCACGCCCCGCGGCACGGATCACGATGTGCCGCGCCCCGTGGCGTTTTCCCAGGTCAGCGCGTGCCGCGTCAGCGCGGCACATGTGCCGCGCCATCATGGCCGTGCCGCGGCGGCTAGGTCGGCCTTCTTGCACCCCTTGCGGTTGGTGCCAGCACGGCCGGGCGGCCAGCGGACATCGGTGCTCGGCACGCCCCGGCCGCGCGCCGCGGCGCTCACCGACTCGGTGGTCGCGTCCGCGTGCCGCATCGGCCACCGCTTCTCAAGCCGCTCGGCGGCCGTCTCCCACCACAGCCCGGAGTCGCCCTCCATCACGGCCAGGAGGTCGGCGACAATGTCCGACTCGGGCTCGTCGACCTCGAAGCCGGCCGCGTCACCGGACAGCGTGCGGTTCTTCTCCCGCAGCTTCCGCCCGGCCAGGCTGATGACTTCGGCGTCCTCGCCGTCGGCCAGGTAGGTCCGGACCGTGGGCGCGTCGTCGGTCAGGGCGTACAGGATCCCGATGCCCTTGCGGTCGTCGCCGAGCGGCAGGCCCGATGCGTCGTACCCCTCGCCGTAGGACTCGTTCCCCATGATCGCCATGGACACGTCGCGCGTGGCGCACCGCAGCGCGAACCGGAGGATGTGGTTATCCCTGAACCGGTTGAACAGCCGCGTCATGTCCTGGCCGGAGCCGACCCCTGACGGCTTCTGGGACAGCGACTCGATGATGACTCCGGCGGCCGGCCCGAGTGCGCCGATCCGCGACAGCACCGCTGCGAACTCCTTGCACTTCTTCTGGTCGTCCAGCTCGTAGTAGACCTGGAACTCTTCCATGATCAGGAGCTGAACGTGCAGGTCAGGACGTCGGTAGAGCTTCTCGGTCAGCTTGCCTTCGGGGCACTCCGACACGGGCAGCTTGGCGAGTTCCTCGTTCACGTGGACGATGTGCCGGTCGATCTCGTACAGGGCATCCAGTGCGCGCTGCACCGGGTCGCCGTCCTTCGTCGGGTGCGTGCCCTGGACGAAGCGGTGCGCGACCATGCGGAGCGGCTGCCAGTCCTTCGACGCCTTCCCGTCAATGAGGATGATGTCGACGAACGGGTCCAGTGCGGCGAACAGCGCGATCAGGCGGCCCGCGAACGTCTTCCCACGCCGCGGCTGCGCGCCGATCAGCAGTGAAGTCCACAGCAGGCAGAAGGCCGTCTTCTGCCCGAACTGGTCGAGGCCGAACGGGATCTTGTGCCAGATCGACCGCTGCTTGAGGTCGAGCAGCGGCGTCCGCCCGGCGGGCTCGGCGAGCGGGTCCGCGTCGAGGACGCGCAGCGTGTGACGCCGCTCGGACTTCCCGTCGCGGGTGGGATACACCTGGCTGTCGAGCACGTCGAGGCCGGAAGCGATCTTCGTCTTCGCGTTGACTACCTGCTCGAACGTGCCGCCGAACGGCAGGTGGATGACGACCTGCGACCCCTTGTCGAGCGCGTCGCGGGACATCGTGGAGCCGAACGCGAGGTGGTCGGCGGGCTTCTTCGGGTCCGTCGAGCACAGGCCGGCCCGCTCGTAGGCGCGGACGATCGCGTCGGTGCTGATCTTCCGCACCAGCGGCGTCGTCACCGCGGACTGGACGATCGGGCGGTGCCTGGGCCTGCCCGCGTGGGCGAGCGGCGGCACGGCCACCGCGGCGACGATGAACCACGCCCATGGCGGGGCGAGCCAGGCGATCAGCGTGAACGCGAGCAGGATCGCGAACACCTCGAGGCCGACCACGAAGCCGCGGACGCGCCGGGTCTTGCGGGCGGCGGCCAGCAGGGCTCGGTACTCGGGCGAGTTGCCCTCAACCACGGCCTTCGACCGCAGGTAGCCGTGCTCGGCCAGCCACCACCAGCTGACCTGCCGGCGGGTGAGCTTGACGGTACCGACGCACGCCCAGGCCGTGCCCATGACCAGGTACATCGGGACGCGCAGCAGGTGGAACGCGGTGTGGAACCGGGCGGCGTCACCGTGCTTGCCCGCGGTGCTCCTGATGCCCTTCCAGGTGCGGAGGTGCTCGGGAACGATCAGCTTGCGTTCCCCGCCGAGAGAGGGGATCTCGATCCCGTCGCCGTCGTGGACGGGCTCAGGCTTCGGGGCGGTCTCGTCCAGGGCGTGCTCGAACGAGGTGTCGCGGGGCACCAGGTGCAGCTCCGGCGCCGCGCCCTCGTCGTCGTCGTCGCCGGGGTGCAGCCGGGTCACCATGCGAACCGCCTCCTGACGGGCTGGATGCCCCACCCGCACTCGGCCGCCAGGATCGCGATGCCGAGCGCGAGCGCGGCGAGCGTCACCGCGATGACGACCGCGGCGACCGTGAGCGCGACCGCGGCGGCCGCGAGCAGGACGTGAGCGCCAAGGACGGCCAGGACCGCGCCGAGGACGCCGAGGACGGCGTGGCCGTTCATGACGCGCTCCCTGCGGCCGAACCGTTCATCGACAGCTCAGGGAGAACGCCGGCCGCCTCGCGCACCCTGGCCGCCTGCCCGCGGCTCAGCCCGAAGCGCAGTTCAAGCTGGCGCGCGGACAGCGGATTCCCGGCTGCGAGCGTGGCCTTCATCGCGATCAGCGCCGCGCTCTCGGCGTCGGCCGGAACCTCCGCCGGAACCTCCGCCGGGAATGCGTCGGCGGGACGCTCGGCGAGGTCTTTCACCGCCGCGAGCAGTTTCCACGCCTCGTCGAGCAGCGCGCCGTGGTCGAGGGCTGCGGCGGGTTCTGGTGCGGGCCTTTCGGCCAGCGCCCGGACTGCGCCGCTCAGGCCGTCGAGTACCTCCGCCAGGGCGTCGCGCTCGGCCGCCTGCTGCACGTCCCGGGCGGCCGTCGCGGCTGCCGTCCGCCGTGTCCGCAGTACGCGCTTCAGCACGCCGAGGCCAAGCCACAGCGCGCCGAACGCGGCCACCGGCGGCACGGCGGCCGTACCGCGTGACTGCAGGTCATGGGCGGCAATGTGGCCGACGTTGCCCGCGACCGACACCGCCAGGCCGAGGGCCGCGACAGCCCACGCGGACAGCCGGTCCCTCCACCCCCAGCGGTCAGCCATGGCGATGAACAGCACCAGCTCGCCGACCACGATGAACAGGTCCACCTGGAGCGGGAAAGCCGCCGCCCAGAACCCGCCGAGGAGATGATGCTCGGCCCACTCGAGCAGCCCGCGGTACGACTCGGTGAACGCGGCCCCGTCGGCGGTGGCGATCAGCGCCGCGATGCCCCACAGGGCAGCCGCCCGGAACGCGCGCAGCGGGCCGCCGAGCTCAGCGAGGGGGGAAGGTTCCGGTGCGCGTTCCGGGCGGCGCGGCCAGCGTGGCCGCAGGCGCGGCCGCAGTCCGCGGAAACGCGGCAGGCTAGCGGCTGGCGGGGGGGTGTCTGTAGGCTCCATCTGGGCCTCTCCTGGTGAAGTCAGGTAGGGGTGAGGCTCTGCCTCCGGGCCGTCGCTGGTGTTTGCGCACCGCGGCGGCCCGCCGCGTTTTCGGCGGTTTGTCAAGGCCAATGTACGCGCGCTTTGGAATGCCCTGCAAGGCCCGCCAAGGCTTACCGGATCTTTCCGCAGGTCAGGTAGGCTTTAACATGCCCTGCATGGCACTCACCCGTCCTGACCTGCGCCGTTCATCGCCCGTCCCGCTCAAGCAGCAGATCGCGGACCACGTCGCCGGCGCCGTGGAGCGCGGCGACCTGGCACCCGGTGACAAGCTGCCAGCCGGCCGGCAGCTCGCCGAGGAGTGGGAAGTCGGCTACTCCACGATCAACGACGCCATGAAGCTGCTCGCCGCCCGCGGCGTGCTGGTCGCCGCGATGGGCAAGGGCACGTTCGTCGCCGAGCGGCCGGTCTTACGGCTCGTAGCGGGCTTCGATGTTCCGCATCTCCCGCGCGGCGTCGAACCGGATGAACAGCCGGCCGTCCGGGGTGTTGGCGTCCGGGTCCAGGTACACCGCACGGGCACGCAGCCAGTCCGGGTCATCCTCGAAACGCGCCGGCTGCCCCATCAGTGCGCCCACCCGATGAGCCGGAAGTCTGCGTGCAGCGGCAGCGGGTGCCGCTTCGCATGCGGTGCGCCGTCCGTGCGCAGCTCGGCCCATCCCGCCTTGACCGACACGCGGCCGACCTCGTAGGTGCCGCCGTCCCGCTCGTAAAGCTGGTCGCGCTCGACAGGGACCGGCCTGCCCTCGCGCCTGAGTTTCTCGGCGCGGGCGGCCTTGGGGTGCACGACAAGGCAGCGCCCTTCGCGCGCCTGAATGTCCCGCATCCTGAAAATCGCCTGAATCTCGGAGGCGAACCTGGAATCCGGGTCGCCGCCGTCTTCAGCGGTCACCAGCAGAAACGCCTCAAGCCAGTCATCAGGAATATATGAAAGGTCCTCGACCGGGAACAGTGGCCTGCTCACGAGATGCCTCCTGTATGGGTAGCCGGTAATCCAACATCTCATTGTTGAGCGTAGACCAGCGTACACTCTTCCGTGTAGCCAGAGCGTAATCAGCGCAGGAAGCGAGGCTGGTGTGCCTGAAGTTGCCGGAATCTACGGTCGCCTGTCACTCGCCAGCCTGCGGGACATCATGGGGCGCCGCGTCCGCGACCAGACCAAGGTGGACGAGCAGGAGCGCATCTGCCGCCAGATCGCCGCCGGGCGCAACTGGGCGGTCGCCGAGGGTGTCGGGTACCCGGACCCCAACGGGGCGTACATCGACAACAACAGGTCGGCGTGGCAGCGGGGACGCAAGCGGCCCGGCTGGGACCGGATGCTCGCCGACGTGGAGGCCGGGCTGCTCAGCCACCTCGTCATCTACCACGGTGACCGGCTGGTGCGGCAGCCGTGGGACCTGGAGCTCCTCCTGAACTTCGCCGACCAGCGCGGGATGATCATCGCGAGCGGCTCCGGCGACTACCGGCTCGACGTCCCAACCGACAGGTTCGTGCTGCGCATCCTGACCGCCAAGGCGTGCCTGGAGTCCGACGACATCTCCCGGCGCAAGAAGGACGGGTTCGCGCGGATGGCGCTCGAGGGCATCGCGCCGGCGGCCGGCGGCCGGTGGGGCCGCGGGTTCGGCTACAACACCGCCGGCCGGGTCCCGGTGCCGGAAGAGGCGCACGCGCTGCGAGAGGCGGCTGCCCGCGTCCTCGCCGGCGAGACGCTCAGCTCCGTCGCCGCCGACCTGTCCGCCCGCGGCGTCACGTCGGTCAGCGGCGTCCCGCTGGATTACGCGAACCTGAGGCGGGTGCTGCTGCGCCCGCGGATCGCTGGGCTGCTCGCGGACGGCTCGCAGGGCACGTGGGAGCCCATCCTCGAGCGGGCGACGTGGGAGGCGCTGCGCGTCACCCTCGAGGCGCGGGCGGCAAGGTACCCGAACGTGTCCAGCACGGTACGGTCGCTCCTGTCCGGCGTCGCCGTGTGCGGGGTATGCGGGTCCGGGATGCAGCGCAAGTACAGCGGGCGCACCGGGAGTGTCAGCCTTAACTACGCCTGCGTGCGCGCCGGCTGCCGGAAGGTGGCGCGGAACATGCTGCACCTTGATGCCTACGTCGGCGCGCGGGTTGTCGCGCGGCTGAACGACCCGCGCAACCCGGAGCCGGACATCCCGGAGCCGGACCTGGCGCCGGAGTGGGCCGCGCTGACAAGAGAGCGCGCGGAAACGGAAAGGCTCACCCGGGACTATGCCGCGTCGTCCGGCCGCCTGCCCCTGCTGCTCGGCCGCCTCGACTCGATCGACGCGCGCATGGCGCAGCTCCGCAAGCGCGAGGCTGGCGACTCGCGCACCCGGCTGCTCGAGCGGTACGCGGGGATCACCCGCGAGGACTGGCCGGGGCTGCCGCTTGAGGTGCGCCGCGCCCTGGTCGCCGCGTGCTACCGCGTGACGGTGCTGCCCGCCTCCGGCCGAGGCCCGGGCTTCCGCGTTCAGGACGTCCGCCTGGACCCGGCGTAGGCGGCCGATTCCCGCTTAGGCGGGAGTTGCTCCCGTTCCTCTGCGCTTGCGCTGAGTGAACCCGTTGGGACACTGTGTTTGCTTCCGGGCGTTTGCGCAGGCCAGCGGCATTCGGTGTTGCGTGCCGTGAAATCGCATGTGCAATCAGCTTGCGTGCGGTGGCCACCGCACAGAAGATGACAGCAGTGAAGGTTTCCTGCAGGAAACTTCACTTAACCCCTGGTTCATGATTCGCCGCAGCCCGCCTGGACCCCGCGGGCGTAACCATGCTCGACCTGGGAGGGAACACAGTGCAGCGGGGACTGCTCCTGATGATCACGGCCGTGATTGCGGCCGCCGGCGTGGCCGCGGTGGCGGCCTGGCGGCACCAGAGACAGGCGGCGGCCCGCGCCGCCGCGGCGCGGGAGCGAGAGGAAGCGCTGATCCTCACCGTGGAGAAGCTCAGTGCCGATGGCGATCAGCGGCACCTGCACGCGGTCTTAGCCGACGGCCCGGTTCTCGCGCGGCCCGTTCGGGCCGCGCGACTGGGGCGTTTCCCCGCGCAGCGCCGCCTCGATCGCCGCTTCCACTCTCTCGGCCCGCTCCCGGTCCGGGAAGATCTCGCGGACGTGCTCGCGCAACCCTGGCGGCATGATGTCAGCCTCAGGCCCGGTCCCCTCGGCGAGGCTGACGCCGAGGACCTCTTCCAGCGCGCCGACGGAGCTGCGGGGTTTGGTGCGCCCGTTCTCCCAGTTGTCGACCGTTTTGCGGTCGACGCCAAGCGCGTCGGCGAGTCGCTGCTGTGACCAGCGCTTACGTTCGCGGGCGCGCTTGATCCTGGTCCCGAGGTCGGTGGCCATGCACCCATCGTCATGGGGAATCTTGGGGAAGTCAAGACAGGAACGAACGTGACGGACGCCTCTCACCTTCCTGAAGCTCCCTAAGTCTCCCTTGACTTGCCTACCCAAATTGCCCTATTGTTGCGCTCATTAGGAAAGTAAGCGCAATCCAAGGGAAGTTACATGCTGACTTTCGCAGAGGTCTGCGAGCGGCTCCGGATGTCACCTAAGACCCTCCGGAAGCTGATCACCTCAGGCGAGCTGGAGGCGATCCGCACCAGCGACGGCGCGACCTCTCCTTACCGCATCACCGAAGAGGCTCTTGCGGACTACATCGAGCGCCGCAAGGTCATCCCCGTCCGGGCGGCGTCCTGATGGCCGTCTTGCGCACCCTTGACGAGATCTGGGCGGCGGGCGCGGCCGACGGCGCGGGAGACCCGCCGCTGTCCCAGGCGACCGCCGACCTCGTCGCCGCGATCCTCGCGCCCGTCCGCCGCCAGCTCGCCGCCCGCGAGCCGCAGGCCGCGTAAACGCGGCAGCCCCCGCACGCGCGCAGGGGCCGCCAGCAGTGGCGGGAGAGACCCCGCCCCCCGGCGGGAGAGACACCGCGCCGGGACATCACAACCATAACCGAGGAGAGACAAAGTGACAGCACACATGGACGCCGGGGAGCTGGCGGTCAAGCTGAGCCAGCTCGACCGGGGCCAGCTTGAGTTCCTGGTCTACTACACGCACGGCTGGTGCCCGGAGGCGGTCGAGGCGGCGCTTGCCGCCGAAGCGCGGACACACGCCCGCACCGCCGAGGCCAAGCCCTCCGCGCACGTGTGCAAGTGCGGCCACTTCGAGGCGTACCACGTCGGCGCGGTCCTGGGTGCCGACAAGCCCCGCCAGTGCACCTACGACGACGAGTGCGACTGCCAGCGGTACCGGCAGGCCGTCAGCGACGAGGCCGCGGCGGTGTCGGCATGAGCGTGAACCGCGGCGCGCGACGCCTGTACACCCCGGCTGAACTGGCCGCGCGCTTCAGGATCGATTCCAAGACCGTCGCCCGCTGGGCTAAGACGGGGAAGATTCCCGCCGAAAAGATCGTCACCACGCTGGGCGGTCACCGGCGGTTTGACGCCGACTGGATCGACGAGCAGCTCGCCGGCGCCCCGAGGCCGCAGCAGGACACCGGCAAGTGCCCGCAGTGCACGGAGAGGTACACCTCGTCGGCGCACAAGGCGCAGTGCGGGAGCGCGTCATGACCGCCTCCCAGCTGCCGCCGAAGGCTGCCCTCGACGCCGAGACGGACCAGGCGCTCGCGTTCGCCCGCGACCACCGCCTCAGCCACGGCAGCCTCGCGACCATCCTGGCCGAGGGAATAGCCGAGCAGCTCCGCGAGCAGTTCGGGCCCGGGAACGGCCGCATCGTCATGGCCGTGGCGCAGGCGATCGGCTGCGTCGAGAAGGTCATGCGCGAGGACTACGCCATGCCCATGAGCCCCGGCCAGCTGCTCGTCATCGCCGCGCTCGCCGCCGAGCAGCTTGAGCGGGAGGCCAGGTCATGACCGCCTGCTGGGCTGACCCCCTCAGCCGCAAGGAGCGCCGCGAGGTCGCCCGCCTGCTCGCCCGCGCCTGCAACCGCTTCTACAACACCCCGGCCGGCACCCCTGGCGCAATGCTCTCCCAGATCGTTGCCTCAGCTGAGATGTCAGACCTGCACCTTGACGTGACCGAGCGGGCGGAGGTGGCTGCGTCATGACCGCCTACAGACCGCTCCACGCGTCCGACGTCGAGATCGGCGAGCCGCAGCCGTCCCTGCTCACCCCGGCCGCCAGGTTCTTCCGCCGCGCGATTGCGGCCGTGCGGCGGAAGGAGGCCGCCCCTGCTGCACCCCGTACGGCAGGGGCGGTCACGCCGCTGCTCGCCGACGCTGAGCCCGTGATGGGCAACGACATGATCGCCAGCGTCCGCGGCCAGTGGGACGCCTGGCACGCCGAGGACGTGGCCCTCACCGGGCACCCCGCGACCGCGCCCGCGGGCTTCCCCGTCCTCGGCCCGGAGCACGACGCGGCACCCGTTAACGGGCCGCTGCCCAGGCGCGTCCCCGGCGCCACCATCCGCGAGAACGGGGGCTGGGCATGATCGCGCCGGGTGCCACCACAGTCCGCGTGACGGACAGGCACATCGCCGACGGCAGGGCATGCATGGGCAGCGAGTGCCCGATCGCCCTCGCCGTGCTTGATGCCCTCGCCGCCCAGGGCGTGAAGGTCGCCATCGTCCAGGTCGGCGCCGGCGACGTCGACGTCACGCTGAACGACTCGGACGACGACGACAGCCGCCGCCGGTTCCGCGCCGACCTAGACGGCCACGCGTCCAGCTTCATTGAGGCCTTCGACGACGCGGACGGCAGCGACGAGCGCGACGAGAACATCGTGGCCCCGTTCGAGCTGGAGCTGGCGTGGCTGGAGCTGGCCCGGTGAGCGCCTGGGAAGTCAAGGTCCACTCCGACCGCGACGGGCGCGCCCGCTGCGGCCACCCACGGGCCCGCGAGGTCACCGCCGACCACGGGGCAGTCACCTGCCAGATGTGCCTGAACCTGCTCGACGGCACGCACGGGGCCGGGAATCGCCGGCATGACGTCAAGCCGTGCGGGACCACCGCCGCCTACCGGCGCCACCTGCGCCACCAGGGCAAGCCCGTCCGCTGCGAGACCTGCCTGCAGGCCGAGCGGCGCAAGGGCGCCGACGCGTACCGGAGGGCAGCGTGAACGGGGTCCTGGCGTGGCTCGGCGTGATCCTGCTCGCCTGGGTCGCCGCCTGCGCCGTCATGGTGGCCCTGTTCCTCCGCGCGGAGCGCTGCCCCTGCGAGGAGGAAGCCGGGCAAGCGCGGCAACGGGCACGAGACGAGGCGATGGACGACGCCATCGCGCGGCTCGCCGCGCACGTCGACGAGAAGTACCGGGCGCTGTGCGAGAGGGAGGGCGGCGGCCGTGGCTGAGTTCATCGTGACCGAGCCCGGCGTCTACGACATCCCGGAGGACGCCTACCACCGGGACCCCGTCAAGGGCGGCAGCCTCAGCTACAGCGGCGCGAAGAAGCTGCTCGCCGACGGCGGCCCTGAGCTGTACGCCTACGAGCGCGAGCACCCGCCCGAGCCGTCCAAGGAGATGGAGCTGGGCACCGCCGCGCACAAGCTGGTACTCGGCACCGGCCAGGAACTGCACGAGGTCAAGGCCGACAACTGGCGCGGCAAGAAGGCGCAAGACGAGGCCGACGCTGAGCGGGCAAAGGGCAAGCTGCCGCTGCTCACCAAGGAGCTGGCCACCGTCACGGCCATGGCCGCCCGGCTCCGCGAGCACAAGCGCGCATCCCAGCTGCTCGCCCAGCCCGGACGCCCGGAGATGTCCGCGTTCTGGACCGACCCGGCATACGGCACCTGGTGGCGCTGCCGCTGGGACCACATGCCCGAGCCCGACCCCCGGTACCGGCCCGTCATCGGCGACTACAAGACGACGGCCAAGGACGGCGCGGCCCCGGCGAAGTTCGCCAGGTCCGTCGCGGACTTCCGCTACTACCTCCAGGCGTACGTCTACAGCGCCGGCTACGTCGCCGTGTTCGGCGACCGCATCGGCGCGATGCCCGGCTACGCCCTGATCGCCCAGGAGCGCACCGCGCCCTACCGCGTCGCCGTCTACGAGCTCGACCCCGCCGCCCTCCGCAAGGGCCGCGAGGACGCCGAGCGCGCCATGGAGATCTACCGCGACTGCACCGAGTCGGGCATCTGGCCCGGCTACAGCCCGGAGATCGAGCTGCTTGACCTGCCCTACTGGGCATACCGAGAGGACTGACTTACCGATGTCTAGTGGAGTAGTAGAGCTGCGCCCCGTCGCGACGCCGCGCGTCGGGCAGGCCACGGCCGTCGAGCAGAGCCGCGCCGTGGCCGAGGTCCAGGCGGCCGTCATCGTCGCCCAGCAGTGCCCCCGGTCGGTGGCCGCCGCCATCGTCGCGATGGAAGAGGCGTGCGCCCAGGTCGAGCTGGCCGCCCGCGCGTTCTTCAGCTACCCGCGCGCCGGCGAGACCGTGAACGGGCCGTCCGTGCACCTTGCCCGCGAGCTGGCCCGCTGCTGGGGGAACATCCAGCACGGCATCACCGAGCTGGCCCGCGACGACGTGCGCGGCGAGTCCGAGATGCAGGCGTGGGCATGGGACGTCCAGACCAACACCCGCTCGTCGAACACCTTCCTCGTGCCGCACAAGCGGGACACGAAGAAGGGCGTCAAGGATCTCACTGACATGAGGGACATCTACGAGAACAACGCCAACAACGGGGCCAGGCGGCTCCGCGAGGCGATCTTCTCGGTGCTGCCCGCCTGGTACTCGGCACGCGCCCAGACGCTCTGCCAGGCGACGATCGAGGGCGGCGGCGGCAAGCCGCTCGCCCAGCGGATCGCCGACGCGCTGAAGGCGTTCGAGCGCTACCGGGTCAGCCCGTCGCGGATGGCCGCGAAGTTCGGCCACGAGAACGTCGTCGAGCTGACCGCCTCTGACGTCGCGCAGCTCGGCGTCATCTACGACTCGCTGAAGCAGGGGACCGTCACGGTCGACGACGAGTTCCCGGCGGAGCCGGACCGGATCACCCCGGACAGCCTCGCGCCACCCAAGAACGCCTCGCCCGCGGGCACGGAGACCACCCCCCGCTCCGTTCCGTCCGCCGCCCCCAGTGCGGACGTGCCGCCGCCCGCGGGCGAGGCCCCCAGGCCGCGCCTGGCCACGACCGGCCAGGTCGGCCTGATCCGCAAGAAGTTCACGGAGCTGTACCCGGGTGAGGAGACGCCGGCCGACCGGGAGCAGCGGCTGGAGCAGACGGCGCAGCTCGCCGGGTGCGTGATGCTCGCCACCACGAACGACCTGACCGCCGAGCAGGCCGCGCGGGTGCGGCTGGCGCTCGACAAGGTGAAGGCCGCCGCCGAGCTGGAGGCGCTGCTGGCGGACGGGACGGTGCCCGGTGGCCAGTGAGCTGGTCAAGCTCGGCACCGCGCACCTTGTCGGCGGCTGCCCGCTCGACGTCTTCGCCGGGCCCGACGCCACGGTGACGCTGTACGAGCCCGAGAGCGGGACGGACTTCACGTTCAGCGACTACGGGGCTGACGAGCTGCGCGAGATGCTCGACCGCGCCGCGATGCCGGGACAGGTGACCCCGTGAGCAACGAGGCGCTGCCGCGCAACGCGAACCGCGTGCGGCTAGAGCTGCCGGCAGTCGATCACGCCATCGTGCAGCGCGCCCTTGAGCGCGGCATCCGCAGCGCGACCGGCGACCCGTCGGCCGCCATCGGCTGGTATCCCACGGACGACGGCGAGGACTTCGTCATCATCGTCAAGCAGGAGCACGCCACCTGGTGGACGATGATGCCCTCTGGGTTCGCCGAGATGATCGGTGGCTACTCCGGGACCACCACCTTGCGCTGGCATGACAGCGAGCCGCCCAGGGCCGTCGATGACTAAGACCGTCACCGCCGCGCACTGCCTCCGCTGCGACTGGGTGCCCGACGGCGACCCTGACCGTGACGCCGAGCGGCACACGAAGAAGACCGGGCACCCCACCGCGACCGTGACGGAACCGGCCCGGTGATCCTGCGGGCAGCGCGGAAAGCGCCGGGGGCACTGCCTCCCGGCGCTTCCGCACGCGCGCGGCTAGGTGTCGCTGTCCGCGATCAGCCGCCCGTGAGAGCGCGCCCACGCCTCGACGTCCTCGCGCTTCCAGACCTTGCCCATCTCAAGCCAGTCGAAGGGCGCGGGGAAGTCGTCGCGGTTCACGAGCTGCTGGACGCGTTGACGGCTGATGCCGCCGAGCATGCGCCCGATCTCTGCGGCCCCGGCAAGTTGTCCCATGTCAAGAACCATAGGCACGATGCTAGTAGTCACTTGACTAGAGGGCAAGAGTACGGAAGGCTAGTCACTTGACTAGTGGTGGTACGAGCGAGACAGGAAGGCATGGATGGCAACCGGCGCGACGAAATGGGCTTGGGAGAATTCGCGCGCCTCGAATGGCTCACTGATTGTCCTGCTGGCAATTGCGGATGAATGCGGAGAGGGGGAATTCACGGAGATGAGCGTGGCCCAGCTGATGGCCAAGTGCCGCCTTTCAGATAAGGGCGTGCGGCGTTCCGTCGAGGCCCTGGAAGCACTCGGGGAGCTGTCCGTGGAGCCCCGGCCGGGCGGCATCAGCCGGTACGCGCCGACGCTGACCCCGGTCAAAATGACCGGACCTACCCCGGTCAAAATGACCGGACCCCCGGCTGACCCCGGTCAAAATGACCGGACCCCTACCCCGGTCAAAATGACCGGACCTACCGAAGAACCGCAGGTCAACGGAACCCCGGTCAAAACGACCGGGGTAGAAATCTCCGACATTCTTTTGACTGTTACAGGTAGTTCTCTGGAGCAGGTTAAAGAGACGCCGGCAAAGCCGCCGTCGCTCCCCGACCGCCCCGACGTCGAGCGACTCTGCGCCCGGCTCGCTGACCGCATCGCGGCCAACGGCAGCAAGCGCCCCGTTGTCAGCAAGAAATGGCGCGACGCCGCCCGCCTCCTAATCGACAAGGACGGCCGCACCGAGGAACAGGTAAGCGCCTGCATCGACTGGAGCCAGGATGACGAATTCTGGCGCGGCAACATCATGTCGATGCCCACGCTCCGCGAGAAATACGACCGCCTCCGCCTCGATGCCATTCGCAAGATGAAAGCCGCATCGGGCAAGTCATCCCGGCAGCCGAGCGACACCGATTACAACGAGCTGCGCCGCATAGCGCGCGCCCTGGACGAGCAGGAGGCTGCCCGATGACACGCGAGGAATGCGTCAACCTCGCCAAGTACGTGGGCGACTTGTTTCCCCAGCAGCGAATGGGCAGCACCACCGGGCTCGCATGGCACGACGTGCTAGGCCACCTCGAATTCGGCGAGTGCAAGCGGGCCGCCGCCGCGATCAACGCGCGGCAGCCGTTCGTCTCGCCGTCAGAGATCATCGCGGAGATCGCGTCGGCGCGGTCAGCGGCCCGGCCCCATTCGAACGCCTGCCGTGGCGAGGACCACGGCGACTGCCGCGTGAGCTGGTGCATGTGCGCCTGCCACCCGCGCGCCGTCAGGTCGCTCGCGGGACCGAGGCCGCCCGCGCCAGCCAGGCCAGCCCTGGAATCCGGGCCGCGCCGCTTCGACCCCGCCACGCTGCACGTAGGCCGCGAGGTCGGCTGACGTGAAGTGCTACCAGTGCCGCGAAGACGGCCACATGGCCAAGGACTGCCCGCAAGAACTTTACGCGGCGGAAATCGGCGACCAGAAACCCCCGTGGTGCATGCAACCCGGATGCGACCGGGAGACCCGCCTCATCGAATTCAGCACCGGTGACGGCGACAAGATGCGCCGCTGCCCCGTGTGCCACCCGCAAGGCCACATGCTCCCGGCCACCTACAAGAAATGCCGGGGATGCGGGCACGCCATTTACGTGTGGGATATCCGGTCGGAATGCGGGAGCCACCAGGAAGTCGGAAGGCAACTCGAAGTGAAGGAAAAGGAGACGGTGAAATGAGCGACCTGGAATCGTGGCTGTCGGTGCGCGAAGCCGGCGCGGCCACCACGGACCCGTACTTCCGCCAGGGCAAGAAGCTCGCCATCGCCCTGGACGCGCTGCGCAAGATCGACCAGGACGGCGACGACTACAGCGCCCGCGCGACCGCCGAAGAGGCACTCGCCGACATCGCGGACGTGGACCTGTGAGCGCGCACGAAGTTCCCGACCTCGCGTACGGCGACGCGCCCGACAGCTTCGACTCGCCGGACGGCCGCACCTACAGCGGACCTGTGACCGCCGCGACGCCAGGGCAGGCGGACGTCTACGTCACCTACGACGGCGACACGCACTGGCTCGCCTGCTTCAAGGACGAACCAGACAGCGAGAGCGGCGACGTGATCCACCCCATCAGTCCGGGCGACTCGTGGGACACGCTCACGGCGAAGGTCCGCGAGCACCGGGCCGAGCACGGCTGCGCCGCGCAGGAGCCGCACGCGGTGCCCGAGGTGCAGTTCGCGCCGTGCCCTGTCGACGGCCACGACGGCAGCCACATGCAGTGGCGGAGCGGCCAGTGGACGTGCGGGCACGTACTGGCGAACTCGCTCGTCCTCGCGGGCATCCTGCCTGTGCCGGAGCCGCAGCCCGCGCCCGAGCTGGCCGCCGCACGCAACGCCTCCGACCTTGAAGTGGCTTCGATCATCGCCGAGCGCAACCAGCTCCGCATGGTTCTTCAGTGGCTAGCAGACGACGGCAACCTGGAAGCCCGCGACCGGCTCGCCGCGATCCGGCCCGAGCTGACTTCGGCTGCAAGCGGGCCCGCGCCCGAGCTGGCCGCCGCGATGCGCGAGAGCCGCCTGCGGGCCGAGGTCATCACCGAGATCCTCGCCGCGTTCGGCCCCAGCGGCAGCGGCCACACCGCCCGCGTCGGCATGGTCCAGATCGCCAAGTGGCGCACCCGCGCCGGGCTCACGTCATGAGCGGCAAGAGCGCCGGGCAGCAGGCGTACGAGGCGCGGCAGGCCGCCAAGGCCCGGCGCATGGGCGCGCCCGACAGCGAGCCGGACAGCACTCTTGTCGCCATCATCGGGCTTCGCTGGGAAGAACTCCCGGCCGGGATGAAGGCCGACGAAGAAGCCGCCGCAACCGCCGTCGAGACCGGGCAGCTCAGCCTCGCCCGCGAGGACCGCGACCAGCTCCGCAAGCAGGTGCTCGACCTCGCCGCCAAGTTCGAGGGGCAGGGACCCGGCGGTGTCGCCCACCAGCTCCGCAAGGTCGCCGGGCCGCCGTCATGACCTGCGAGAAGTGCGGCAACCAGTGCGAGAGCAGCCCGTGCGACAAGTGCGCGCGGCTGCTCGAAGACCTGAAAGACAAGTAACCCGTCCCAGCCGTTCCAGCCGAAGGAGAACCGTCATGACCGTGACCCGCATCGAGGCCGATGCCGACCAGGCCGCCCGTCACCGCAACGGCCGCCGTTCCCGTTCCCGCCTCGAGGCCGCCCAGGACGCGGCGGCAGCAGCCGCGCGGGCAGCGGAGGCCGCCGCCGTCGCAGCCGAGACAGCCGCCGCCGAGATGCGGGAGGCGCGTGCCAACCCGCTGGTCGCCGCCCTCGACGCGGAGAGCCTCGGCGCGCAGCTGACGGACGGCGACCGTGACGCCGTGCTGACCCTGGTGCGGTCCCTGGAGGGCCGCGCCGTGCCGCCGCTGCCGCAGCGCCAGCCGAACGGCACCGGCGCGCAGGACGGGCAGAGGACCTGATGGGCGCGCCGACGCCGACACCGGGGCCGGGGATTGACCCCACCAGCATCGAGTACCGCGTCCACGCTCACGCGTTCAACGCGCTCACAAGGGCGCTCCCCGACGATCTGTTCATGATCCTGTCCGACCGGCAAGCCGTCGCCAGCGCGATCGCGGAAGCCATCGAGCCGATCATCCGCGCCGACGAGCGGGAGCACGCGGCGCCCGACCTTGAGCTGGCCAAGATCGCCACCGAGCGCAACCAGTACCGCATGGCGCTGGAGAAAATCTCCGGAGGCGAGGTCGGCAACGGGATCGCCGCTCTCCGGAAGATCGCCGTCCGCGCGTTGGAGCAGCAGGCGCGGCCTGCACCCGCCGCCGGGATGAACGCCGTGGAGCGCGCCGCCCGCGACCTCATCGGCATCCCGGACGGCATGTGATGACCAACTGCCTCGCGCCGCGCCACGACGAGCCGGAGCCCGCCGAGCCCGGCGCGCGCCTGTGCCGCCCCTGCACCGCCGGCATGACCCGCGACCTGCGCCGCCTCCCGGCGCTCTACGCGGACCTCGCCGAGCTGCTCGACCCGCGCGTCACCGGCGACGGCCACGGCCAGGGCGACGGGCTCCCGTACAACGACGCCGCCGCCGAGGCCATGAGCCAGGTCCGCCACGACCTCCAGGTCTGGACCCGGCAGGTCATCACCGAGCGCCAGCCCATGGCGTGGCCGGTGCCGACCGTTCCGGCGCTGGCCGGGTGGCTCGCCGGGCAGGCCCGCTGGGCGTCGTTCCGCCCGTGGGCGGGCGACATGGCCGGGGCAATCGCCGCCGACCGGGGCCGTGCTGTCGCGCTGCTCGACCCGCGCCCGGCGGTGCGGATCACCGTCCCTGCGGCGCTGAACCGCTGCCCCAGGTGCGAGGCCGCCGGGGGCCTGGCCGCGATCGTCTACACGGGCCCCGGTGACCCGCGCCCGTCGATGGTCGGCTGCGCCGGGTGCGGTCACGAGTGGGACGCCACCCAGTGGCTGAAACTCGGCCGCGACATCATCCGCGCTACCGGGCCGGTGGCAGCGTGAGCGCGGTCATCCTGCGCGGCGACGCCGCGAGCCTGCCGCTGGCGGACGAGAGCGTGGACCTGATCGTAACCTCGCCACCATACTTCGGCCTCCGGTCGTACAGCGACGGCGGCGAGCACTACGCCGGGCAGATCGGCAGCGAGGCGACGCCGCGCGAGTTCACCGATGCGCTACTGGACTGCACCCGCGAGTGGGTGCGCGTGCTCAAGCCGTCCGGGTCGATCTTCGTCAACCTCGGCGACAAGTACGCCAGCGGCGGCCGGGCCACCTATGACGCCACCTGGCGGCGCGACAAGTCGGGCGCCTCCGTCGCCCGGCCGCAGGATGGGATGCCCGCGAAGTCGCTGCTCGGCCTGCCGTGGCGCTACGCCCTCGGCTGCATGGACGACCTCGGCCTGATCCTGCGCGCGGAGATCGTGTGGGCCAAGCCGAACGGGCTGCCTGAGAGCGTCACCGACCGCGTGCGCCGCTCGCACGAGCAGGTGTTCCACCTCACGAAGCAGCCGCGCTACTTCGCGGCCGTCGACGAGGTGCGGGAGCCGCAGGCCACGCTAGGCGAGCGTCACGGGCGCAAGACAGGCGGCAAGGACGGTCATCCGACATGGCACGCCACACCCGAGCGTGAGCTCAACCCGCTCGGCAAGCTGCCCGGCTCCGTCTGGGAGATCCCGTCGCAGCCGCTGACCGTGCCCGCGCACCTCGGCGTGGACCACTTCGCCGCGTTCCCGATGGAGCTGCCGCGCCGGGCGATCCTCGGCTGGTCGCCGTCCGGGATCTGCACGGAGTGCGGCGAGGGACGACGGCCGATGACCAGCAAGACGCCCGAATATCACCGCGGCGCCGGTCGCATGGGATCGCATACCCGACGCGACGCGACGCGCAACGGCGAGCACACCGGCAAGATCGCCACTGCCGTCGAGTACCGCGACCGCGTGACCATCACCGGCTACGCCTGCGCCTGCCCGAAGCCTGACGCGCCGGCGCGCCCGGCCGTGGTGCTCGACCCGTTCGGCGGGACCGGCACGACTGCCCTAGTCGCGGCCGTGCACGGCCGCACGGGCATCAGCGTTGACCGCTCGGCCGACTACTGCCGCCTTGCCCGCTGGCGCACCAGCGACCCCGCAGAGCGCGCCAGGGCCATGTGCGTGCCCAAGCCCCCGCCCGTCACCGACGGGCAGGGCTCGCTTTTCACCATCCAGGAGGCAGCACCGTGACCTACACCGACGAGGAGGTCGCCCGCGTCGTCCACGAGGCGAACCGGGCCATCCAGGACATCGACGGCGACGAGTGCCCGTCACCGCCGTGGGCGTCCGAGGACCCCGCCGTCCGCGCCCTCACCATCCGGGGTGTCCGCCTCGCCCGCGACGGCCTGCCCGCGCAGGCGCTCCACGACGCGTGGTGCGACGGCAAGCGCGCCCAGGGCTGGGTTTACGGGCCCGCCAAGGACCGCACCTTGAAGACCCACCCGTGCCTGCTCCCCTACGCGCAGCTTCCCGAGCGGCAGCAGGCCAAGGACCGGATCCTCCGCGCCGTCACCGTGGCGCTGACCGCGCAGGCGCAGCGGATGCGGGCCGTCTCGTGAACGCGGACTGCGTGTTCTGCGGGCGCATCAAGCGCGGCGAGTACGACTACTACGACGACGACGCCAACGTGGCCTTCCAGCCGCTCAGCCTGGTCACGCCCGGTCACTTCCTCGTCGTGCCGACCAAGCACGTGTCGAACGCCCTTGAGTCACCTTCCGCTGCCGGCCGCGCGCTCCGGTTCGCCGGCTACCTGGCCAACCAGATGAACCTGGGCGCGGCCAACTTCATCACGTCGGCCGGCCGCGATGCCACGCAGACCGTGTTCCACCTGCACATCCACGTCGTGCCACGGCGCGCGGGCGACGGCCTCGTGCTCCCGTGGACCGGACAGGAGAGATAACACGATGAACCTGCAAGCGATCCTCAAGCCGGGTGACGTCCTCGCCGTCCGCGGCGACGGCGTGGCCGCCGGGCTGATCCGCGTCGGCGAGGAGCTGTCCGGCAAGCCCGGCATGGAAAACCACGTCGCAATTTTCCATCACTGGCAGGGCGACGTCCCGTGGGGCCTGGAGGGCAAGCCGGGCGGCGTCGGCTGGGCCGACCTGCGCGGCTACGCGGCCAGCCCGTACACGCTGGACAACTGCGCGCAGCCGGGCCGCACGGACGCTGTGCGGGCTCAGGTCGCCGCCGAGGCGCAGCACATGCTCGGCACCGCCTACGACTGGGAGGCGATCACCGACGACACGCTGCGCGCGTTCCGCATGGGCGACCTGTTCAGCTCGACGGTCGGCGGGGTTGTGCCCGGTCACGTGGTGTGCAGCAGCTTCGCCGCGTTCCTGTACCGGCTGTACGGGTGGGAGTGCCCGCAGGTGCCTGACCGCGACTGCGAGCCGGCCGACTGGTGCGCGCTGATCATGGAGCGCGGCTGGAACGTGAAGCTGGAGGCGTGATGAGCGAAGCTGGTGGCGGCCTGGCCTACCCGGACAGTGCCGGAGACGAGATGTGCGACAGCTGCACATGCTGCACCATGGCGGGCTGTGTCCCAGCGCAGTGTGGCGAGGATGACTACGGGCGCTTTCACTGCCCGTGCACCTGCGAGTGACCATGGTCGACATCGACGATGACCCGTACGACGGCGATGAGTACGACGATGAGCGCTGCTCGTACTGTGGCGGTGACTGGTGGGCGATGGAGTGCGACGACCCGATTCAGTGCTGCGACCCGCGCTGCGACGGCCAGTGGCACCCGTGCAGCGCCTGCCAGGGCACCGGATGGGCGCGGAACCAGGTGATCTGGTGATCGATGCCGGCGCCTTACCTGCCGCTCGCCGACCTCGCGAAGATCTACTGCGTCCACCCGCGCACCGCGCGCCGCTGGGCAGCGGAAGACCGCTGGCGGCGAGCCGGCACCAGGCCAGCCCGCTACTCGCTCGCCGACGCGCAGCAGTCCTACGAGCAGCGGCACGCCGGGCGCACGGCCGCGCACCTGGCAGGCAAGTACGCAACCGAGGGAGAATCCAGGCCATGAGTGAAGAGGCACTCACCTCGAAGCAGGCCAACGAGGACGCGCTTGAGGCTCTCCTCGCCGCCCGTTTCGGCCGTACTCGGGGACGCCCGGCCAAGGTCGAGTCGTGGCCCCTGTCGTACTACTCGCGCCCGTGGGATGACTGGATGCGGACCGACGTGACGGTTGGCGCCCGGCTCGCGGACGAGGCGCTGCGGGCCATGCTCACGCTGCCCGGCGGGATCATGTGCCACGTGAAGGGCGGCACGGTGACGCTGATCCGTGACCGCTCAACCACCCCTGTTACAGGTGGTACTTGAACAAGCCATTGACAATGTGCCATTATGCGAGGCATACAGTAGCCGGACGTGTCCCCAGGGAACCGCCCGGCTTCGTCATTCACGCCTGACACGGGACGGCACAGATGACTGAGAACAACGGCAAGCCCGCGATCGACGACGCCAGGGCGACCGACCTCGACGAGACGCGACGGCTCGCCTACATGGCGCTGCTCGCCAAGCGCACCAAGCGGTACAACCTCGCCGGCACGCTCGTCAACGCCCTCAAGCACCATCACGCCGTCGACCTCGGCGCCGACGACATCGTCGGCCACGTCATCGGCGTCCTCGAAGGCAGCGGCGACGACGGCGACGAGACGTGGCTGCGCGGGCAGATCGACCGCATCACGCGGGAACTAGACGGCTAATGGGCTGGTGGTCGCTGCTGATCCTGCTGATCATCCCCGCCGGCGCCGTCCTCGGGTGCCTCATGCCCCCTCCGTCGCGGCGCTTCGCGTCCCCTCCGCCGCGGTCGGCGTCACAGTGCCCGCACGGCCTGTCAACCGACCGGACGCACCCGTACTGCCCGTGCCGCCTTCACCAGTCGGCGGTGCAGTACCGGGGCGAGAAGTGGCCGTCGCCGAGTGGCCCGACTGATGGCACCCAGCCGACGCGCTTACCAGCGGTACGCGCGCAAGGGCACGACCACGCAGCGCGGCTACGGCCGCAGCCACCAGGCTGAGCGCGAGCGCAGGCTGCGCTTGTACCGGCCGGGCGACATGTGCGCGCACTGCGGGCAGCCGATCCTGTGGCCGCCGTCGATGGTGCGGCGCTTCGTGGACCTGCCGCACAAGCCTGACCGGAGCGGTTACCTGCCCGGCCTGGCGCACAGGTCCTGCAACCGGGCCGACGGGGCGCGCACGGCCAACCGGATGCGCGGGCTGGCGCGGCAGTGGCAGCAGGCGCGGCGCTGGTAGCTGGCGCTGACCTACCTGCGCTCGCAGTGGCACGCGGCACGCGACGGCAGGCGGTCAGGCACGGCAGGTGGTCACCGGCAGTGACCACGGTCAACGGTGACCACCCGTCATGGTCATCAGTGACCACCCGCAGGCTGATCGACCACCCGCGACTGACCGCCGATCTAGTGCGCTGACCTGCGCAGATATGCGGCGGTCGAATCGCGGACCGAAGATCCGTCTCGCCCCCGACTCCGCAGCCTTGAACCTATATTGACCAGTCCCGTGTCACGTGACGGAGGGTGATTTTCAGTGAGCATCGACGTCTGGCTCCCGCTAGTGACCTTCCTGGCCTTCGGCATCCTTTTCGGCAGCTACGCGATCTTTATGCGCCGGTTCCAGCGAATGAACCGCGATGCGCTGCTGGGGGCATTCGACAGGGCGACCGTGGCTGATTTCGAAATGCCCGGCGGAACGTCCACGTTCCGCTGCCAGCACATGTCCATCATGAACGTCTCATCGGCGTCTTGCGGCATCTGCGGCCCGATGACCCGGCTGGTGAGGTGACCTTGGCGGATTCGGAGGCCCTCCGCGCCCGCCGCTCGCGGATGCACAAGGCGGGCGATCACTCGCTGTGCCGGAGGTGCCCGGCGACGCGCGCCGGGGAAACGTTCGCGCGGATCGCGTCCGTGCCGCTGCCCGCTCCCGCGCCTAAGCCGCCGGAGTTCGACGCGGCGGCGGAGATGCGCGCGCTGGCCGCCCGGATGGCGGAGGCGCACCGTGCTGACCCGTCGAACGCGATCCTGGGCGCGGAACTGCGCAAGACGCTGGCCGAGCTGATGCCGAAGGGCAAGGCGGACGCGGATGCCGACCTCACCGGACTGTTCAGTGCCTTGCAGGCCTAGGCGCGGACTGCGGGGATAAGGGCATACCAGATGTGCACGGTGGCGGCTTCTGTCCGGATGACGATCTCGCTGCGCGTCACCTGGAACGGGTCCGGCGGCGGGTCAGTTTCCGGCAACGCGGCCGGGTGCGCCTCGTTGTGCCAGGCGATCACCGGGTTCTGGTAAGTCGCGAGCGCGGGCTTAGTTACGTGGACTTGTTCCATAAAGGACACCGTAGTGAACTCGACGCCTTGCAAGCCCAGGTTCGCGACCCCGGCGACGCCGGGCCGGGCGAACCTGACTGACGGGATCGCGCGTACGGCGGAGCTGCTCAAGTTCCGCACGTCGGCCGGCCTGGGCCTGATGCCGTGGCAGCACGAGGTGAACGCGGTCGCGACGGAGCTGAAGCCGGACGGCCGCTTCGCTTACCGGCAGGTGGTGCTGGAGGTGATGCGGCAGCAGGGCAAGAGCGTTGACCTGCTGTCGATGATGATCGCGCGTGGGCTGCGGCGGCCGGGGACGCAGATCGCGTACACGGCGCAGACGCGGCTCGACGCGCGGCACCGGCTGCTTGACGTGTGGTGGCCGCGGATCCAGGCGAGCAAGCTGGCGCCGCTGATCGGCATCCGCAAGGGCTCGGGCAGCGAGGCGCTGGTGTTCGCGAACGGGTCGCTGCTGGGCCTGGTCAGCAACACGCAGACCAGCGGTCACGGTGACAACCTGGACCTGGGCGTGATCGACGAGGCGTGGGCGCAGCAGGACGACCACCTGGAGCAGGCGATGCGCCCGGCGATGATGACGCGGGACGCGCAGCTGTGGGTGGTGTCGGCGGCGGGCACGGAGAAGTCCTCGTACTTCCGGGGGAAGGTGGAGGACGGCCGGGCGCGCGCTGAGATGGGCGTGACGGAGGGCGGCTGCTACGTCGGCTACTCGTTCGCCGACGACGAGGACCCGGCGGACCCGGTGACGTGGCGGCGGCGGATGCCGGCGCTAGGCATCACGGTGAGCGAGGAGACGGTGGCGACGGACCTCGGGCTAATGGATTTGAGCGAGTTTCGCCGGGCCTACGGTTGCCAATGGCCGGAGGTCGCCAAGCCCGGTTGGGGAGTAATCGGCGAGGACGCGTGGGGCGCGTCGGCGGCGCAGGGCGGCCTGCTGTGAGCGAGTGGCTGGGCGTCCGCGCCGAGGCGTGGTGGAAGCTGGAGAAGCTTTCCGGGCGCCTGTGGCACCGCGCATGCCACGACGGCGTTAGCTGCTGGCTGGACTGGCTGCCCTCGTTCACGTACCGGCACCGCAAGGAAGCCGAGCGGGCGCACTACCTGCGGAAGTACGGAGTTCCCCTGTGAGCGGAGAAGTCGCCTTCGGCGTGGCCATCAGCGAGGACCGGAAGGTCGCGTCGGTGGTCGCGGCAGGCCGCAGCCAGGCCGGGAAGGTGCTGGTCGACCTGTCGCCGTTCTACGCTCACCCGCGAGGCGTCGTGGCGGCCCTGGCTGAGCTGTACGCCAAGCATGACCCGGTCGCCGTGGTGGTGAACGCGAAGGCGCAGTCGGGGACGCTGGTGGAGCCGCTGAAGACGGCGGGGATCGTCGCGGTGCTTCCGTCGGCGGAGGACGTCGCGGTGGCGCACGGCGCTTTCCTGGACCTGGTGAACGACGGGGGCCTTGAGCACCTGGACCAGCCGCCGCTTACCGCTGCGGTGCGGGCAGCCCAGCAGCGCGACCTGGCGGGCGCGCAGGCGTGGGACCCGAAGGTGGCGGTCGACCAGTCGCCGCTGGTGGCGGCGACGCTGGCCGTCTGGGCGTTCCTGCGCTGGGAGGAACTGGCCACGCCGGGCGTCTGGGAGATCTGAGAAACCGAACACCGCCCGGAACGTCACACGACCGGGCGGTGCGCTGGCGAGACTCCGATGCGCAATCGGACCTCTCTGGCCGCCGGAAAGTCATCCCCCCTGCGTCTGGATAGGGGGCCTGTACGGGCGCCCGCAGTAGCGCCCTGCCTTTCCGCCAGCTGCCGTCCACGTTAGCAAGGGGAGATGACATGCGCCTGTCCGTTGTCCTGCTGCTGCTCTCCCTGGCCGGGGTGCTGGGCGGCGCTGCGCTGATCGGCTTGCCCGCGCTGGGCGGTGCGGTCATCTTCGACAGCCTCGCGACGGGCGTGTACGCGCTGCTGCGCGATGACGGGGACCGTGCGCGGCCGTCTGTGCACGAGGTCCCGACGGTGGCGAGCATCCTCGACCGGGCGCGGGGCGCGGCGTGAGCGACCTTTCGGCGGACGCCGCCCTTCCCGAGATCACGGCCGTCGAGCGGCTGACGCTGCGTCCCGGCGACGCGCTGGTGATCCGGTTCCCCGGCCCGATTAACCAGGCGCAGCTCGACCAGATCACCGAGGCCGTGCGCGTCCGGCTGAAACTGAATAAGGCTATCCAGGTCCTGGTGCTCGACTCGGGCGCCAGCGCGGAAGTCATCGAGGCGCCGGGGGAGATCACCCGGTGAGGCTGCTTGACCGGCTGATACGCCGGGACGCGGGCTACTGGGAGGGGCAGGCCAGCGGCGCGGCGGTCCTGACCAGCAGCTACGGCTCCCCGGACCGGGAGGCGGTGCTGCCGCAGCTGGCGGGCTGGGCGCAGCAGGTCAACGGGTCAGACTCCCCGGTGTTCTCCGCGATCCTGGTGCGGATGATGCTGCTCGCCGAGGCGCAGTTCCAGTTCCAGGCCCTGGCTGACAAGCACCTGTACGGCAACCAGTCGCTGGCGGTCCTTGAGCACCCGTTCGGCCCTGGGTCGACGTCGGGCGAGCTGATCGCCCGGATGGAGCAAGACGGCTCCCTGGCCGGCAACGCGTACGTGTGGAACCCGCCGGAGGAGGACTACCTGGTGCGGCTGCGGCCGGACTGGGTCACGATCGTCTCCGAGCTGGTCCCGGTGGACGGCGGCGGCAGCTACCGGCGGAAGGTCGGCTTCTGGCACCAGCCGCCGCAGGGCATCACGGGCCACGGCGCCCCGTTCATGGTCCCGGCGGCCGAGGTCGCGCACTGGCACCCGATCCCCGACCCGGCGGCGGACTTCCGGGGGATGAGCTGGCTGACCCCGGTGATGCGGGACGTCCAGGCCGACGACGCGATGACCCGCTACAAGGTCAGGTACCTGCAGAACAACGCGACGCCCAACATCGTCATCAAGTACGCGCAGAAGCTCCAGCCCGCGACGATCGACAGCCTCACCGCGAGGATGGCGGCCCGGTACGGCGGCGCGGACAACGCGGGCAAGACCCTGATCCTGGACCAGGGCGCCGACCTGACGCTGGCGGGCAACAGCCTGTCCCAGATGGACTTCAGCAACGTCTCCGTCGACGGCGTGCAGCGGATCCTCGCCCCGTCCGGGGTCCCCGCGATGCTGATCGGCCTGGAGTCGATCAAGGGCGCGGGCAAGAGCTACGAAGACGTGATCCGCCGGTTCGCGGACCTGACGCTGCGGCCGCTGTGGAAGACGCTGTGCGCGGCGCTGGACGGCCCGGTCGTGACCTCCCCGGGCGGGGCGCAGCTGTGGTACGACACCGGCGCTATCGCGGCGCTGCAGGAGGGCGAGCAGGTCCGGGCGCAGGTCTCCCTGATCCGCGCTCAGGCGCTGCTGGCCTACCACCAGGCGGGCTACGAGCCGATGTCGGCGGTCGCGGCGGTCGGCGCCGGCGACGTGTCGCTGCTGAAGCCCTCGGCGACACCGCCGCCGCTGCCGGCCGGGAACGTGCAGCACATGCTCCCGCAGACGCCGCCGGGGATAACCGCGGCCCCGCTGCCGCCGACTACGCCGCGGCTGCCGACGGGATCGACGTCGCCGGGTGACGGCGGGAACGGGACGCGGCCGGCGCCGGTGGCGTCGGCGGCGCGGCGGGCCGCGGCGGAGTTCGCCGGCGAGCTGTCGCTTCAGCTGGCCCTGGAGTCGTCCAGGAACGGGGCCGGGAGTGGCTGAGACCAGCCCTGGTGACGCCGCGGCGACGGAGCGGCTGCACTCCTACTGGGTGCACGGCGAGGGCGCCGCGAAGATCCGCTGGGGGCAGCCCGGCGACTTCGACCGGTGCACCGCCGAGCTCGGCAAGTACATCAAGGACCCGCAGGGCTACTGCAACCTCGCTCACAAAGAGGCGACCGGCATGTACCCGGCGCAGCACGCGGCCATGGAAAAGCACGCAGGAAGGGCAGCACCGATGGCGGACAGCAAGCCTTACGGCGACGTGAAGTACGCCGACCCGAAGAACGGCAAGTACCCCGTCGACACGGCGGACCACGCCAAGGCTGCCTGGGCGTACATCAACCAGGACAAGAACGCCGCCGAGTACCCGATGAACGGCGTGGCGCTCGCCGCGGTGAAGGCCGCGATCATGGCGGCGTGCAAGCACTTCGGCATCGACGTGGCCGACAGCAGCGCCCCGGCGTCACGGTCGGAGGCGGTGTTCTTCCGGACTTACGACCTGGAGGACATCCGCATCATCAAGCGCGCTGAGGGCGACGGGTCGGGGCGCCTCGTCGAGGCGTACGCGGCCGTTTTCAATGTCCCGGCGGAGATCCGCGACCACGAGGGCCATTACAACGAGGAGAACGACCCCACGGCGTTCAACCGGTCGATCGACCACGCCTCGCGGGCTTCGCGCTCCCCGTTCCGCTGCATTTACAACCACGGCATGACGCTCCACGGCACCCCGGCCGAGCGGTTCTCCATCCCCATCGGGACGCCGGAGGAAGTCCGGGCCGAGACGCGCGGCCTGCTGACCCGCACCCTGTACAACAAGACGCCGCTCGCTGACGAGATCCTCGAGGCGGTCATGTCCGGCGGCATCACTGCGCAGTCCTACAGCGGCCGGATCATCCGCTCTACCCCGCAACTGCGGGCCGGCGAGAAGTACCGGCCCCGCGGCGGCCAGCTGACGACGGTCCGGCGCATGGAACTAGGCCTGCGCGAGTACGGGCCGACGCCGTTCCCCGCATTCTCGGGCGCTGAGATCCTCGGCGTCCGCATGTCCACTCCCGGTCAGTTCGGCCAGGACCCGGACGAGGAGCAAGACCCCGGCACCGCGCCCGATGACGCGCCCGCCGCCGGCGACCCGCTCAGCCGCACTGACGGCGACGAGCACTCGGCCCGGTATCACCAGCACTCGCTGTACGAGATGGAGTCCAGGAAGCTCCGCGAGGCAGCCGGGCTGGTCTGGTAACCGTCCCGAAGGGAGGCGCGGGATGCCCGCGCTGAAGGAACTGACCGGGGAGATGGCCCGCATCAAGGCCGAGCTCCAGCGGATGGAAACCTCCGAGGAGACCACGGAGGAGAACGACGGAAGCTACCGTGACACGCTGATCGAGCGGTGGCAGGAACTCGACGCCGAGACCAAGCCGATCATCGAGCGGATGGCGCGCATCCGCTCGATCACCCGCACCGCGGATGACCCGGCGAACCTTGAGCGGCCTGAGGGCGCAGGCGGCGGCGACGGAAACGTGAGGCGGGGCGCGGCCGGAAGCCCGGACCTGTGGCAGCAGAGCAACCGCAGCCCGTACGAGGACCTGGACGCGGTCCGCAGCCGGGTCGTGACCCGCGCCGACCTGCGCGCCCGGGCGCTCGACGCGATCGAGCTGGAGGCGCGGCGCGGGAACCTGTCCCGCGACTACGCCGAAGAGGCCACGCTCAAGGCGCAGGACGCGCCGGGGATCGCCCGGCACATGCTGCTGACCGGCTCGGAGGAGTACCAGGAGGCGTTCCGCGCCTACGTCGAGGACCCGCAGGGCATGGCGCAGCGCGCCGCGCTGTCGCTGACCCTGGCGAACGGCGGGTACCTGCTGCCGTTCGTGCTGGACCCGACGATCATCCTGACGAACTCGGGCTCGGCGAACCCGTGGCGGCGCATCTCCAACGTGAAGCAGACCACGTCGAACACGTGGAACGGCGTCACGTCGGCGGGCGTCAACGCGGCGTGGCTCGCTGAGGGCACGGCCGTCACCGACGGCACGCCGACGGTCGGCAACGTGCAGATCACCCCGCAGAAGGCCAGCGCGTGGGTGTTCGGCTCCTACGAGGTGCTCGAGGACACGGACTTCGGGCAGCAGCTCCCCCGGCTGCTCGCCGACGCGAAGGACCGCCTGGAGGAGGCCGCGTTCGCGACCGGCGCCGGGTCGGGCGGCGTCCCCGGCGGCGTCATCACCGGCGCGACCACGGTCATCACCACGGCGACGACCCTGGTCATCGCGATCGGCGACATCTACGCGGTCCAGGGCGCGCTCCCGGCCCGGTTCCGCAACGCGCCGGGTGCCTCGTGGGCCGCGAACGTGTCGGTCATCAACAAGTTCCGGCAGCTCGACACCGCGGGCGGCGCGTCGTTCTGGACGAACCTCGGCAAGGGGCAGCCGGAGACGCTGCTCGGCGCCCCGATCTACGAGTCGACCACGATGGCCTCCGCGCTCACGTCCGGCAACCTGCTGGCCGTGATGGGGGACTTCGGCCAGTTCTTCATCGTGGACCGCGTCGGCGTCTCGCTGATCTACGAGCCCCTGGTCAAGGACCCCACCTCGACACTGCCGTCCGGGCAAGCTGGCTGGTTCATGTTCTGGAGGACAGGCAGCAAGGTCGCCGTTCCCAACGCATTCAGGGTCATGAAGGGCCTGTGACCAGCAGGTTTCACGTTCTGGAGGGCCGTTCCGCCAGGGGCGGCCCTCCGTGCACGAAGGAGGGCGGCAGCGATGGCCAACAGGTACGCGATAGCCCCGGCTGTCGTCCAGCTGGCGTCTGGCGCGAGCGTGTTCGTGGACGCGGGCTCGCTGTGGCCGAGCGCCGGCGCGGTGGTGACGGGCGCCCCGGCGCTGTTCACGACGGCGATGACGCTGGCCGCCACGGCGGTGGCATCGCTGAACCCCAACCCGGTCCCGGTATCGGTGACGATCACCGGCGGCACGGTGACGGCGATCGCGGTCAACGGCGTGGCCACGGGCCTGACGACCGGGACGTTCACGGTCCCGGCAGGCGGCAGCATCACGGTGACTTACAGTGCGGCCCCGACGTTCGCGGTGGCGGACATCGCCCCGGCGGCGGGCACGTACCCGTACGTGAACGGCGTGGCCGCCGGGTACCTGGCGGCCTACCCGAACGGCCCGCAGGTCTCTTAGGGAGTTTTCATGGCGCAGCAGGCACAGGACACGTTCGTCGCGGTCCTCGATGACGGCACTGAGCGGCTGGTGACGAAGGGCGAGGTGCTGCCCGACAGCCACGAGCTGGTGAAGCGGGACGCGAACGGCGGCGGCGCCCTGTTCAGGACGCTGGACATCGACGGCGCGGACAGTACGCCCGCGCCCGCGCCGGCCCGCCGCGTGACGTCGAAGGCGAAGGCCTGACATGGACATCGAGGCGCCGTACGAGCCGGGCAGCACGGCCCCCGTCCAGTTCACGGCCGACGATGACGCGGGCGGCCGGGACATCGTGTCGCCGACGGTGGACGGCGCGGTGGCGGCCGCGGGCGCGCGGCTGGCTGAGCTGGAGTCTGACACCTTCGGGCAGGGCAGCGCGATCGGTGACGTGCTGGACCTGCCGCACAGCCCGTTCAACCCGGCGGTGGGCGTGCTGGACAACCCGCCGTTCGAGGGCCCGTTCTTCCCTGAGACCAACCCCGCGTAGGAGGCCATAGTGGCTGACATTCACGGCATGCCGGACCAGTCGATGATGGTCCCGGTGCAGCCCATGGACATCGCGGCGCCGCAGGACGACCTGTCCGCGCTGGCGGCGGCTGCCGAGTCGGTGGCGAACGGGCCGCGGCAGGAGGAGGCACGGCAGCTGCTGGAGTCGCCGCAGGGCGCCGGGCTGGACGGCCAGGACGTCATGTCGGGGTTCGCCGCGGGGTGGCCGGCGGACACCGAGCCCGGCGGCTGAGTGCACTGGCTGTGGTTTCACCTGGGCCTTTCCTCGGGGAACGGGGCCTGGTACCTGTTCCCGTCGGGCTGGGGCTCCATTGTCCTGCCGCCGCTCCTCAACGGCGTCGTCATTGCCGCGGTCTTCTGGTGGCATCACCAGTGCCATGTGACCGGCTGTTACTGGTATGCGCGGCGCACGACGGCGGCCGGGGAGCGGGCGTGCCGGAGGCACCACCCGGACGGGAAGGTGACTGTGGCTGACCTGAGATCCCGGCATCACCTGTACCTGGGGAAGCAGCCGGGCCGTGGCTGACCGGGCGGTCATCGGCTACGTGCACGGCGGCACGGTCCGCGCGGAGTTCTGCGCGTCGCTGCTGGCGGTGTGCATGGAGGGGGCGACGCCGGTCACGCAGGTGCTGGCGGTCGGGTCGGGCCCGAACATCAGCCACGCGCGGAACGTCGTGTGCCGTCAGTTCCTCGAGCAGGACGAGGCGGACTGGCTGTTCATGTGCGACACGGACATGTGGTTCCCCGCCGACACGGTGACCCGCCTGATGGCCGACGCCGACCCGGTTGAGCGGCCGGTGGTCGGCGCGCTGTGCTTCAGCCAGAACACCGACAACGGCGGCGGCGAGCCGTACCCGACGATGTACGAGCTGACCGAGCGGCCTGACGGCGACCTGGCGTTCATCCGGTACAAGCACTGGCCGGAAGACGCGGTGATGCAGGTGGCCGGGACGGGCGCGGCGGCGCTGCTGATCCACCGCCGGGCGCTGGAGGCGGCAGAGAAGCGGGCTGGCGACGTGGCGGCGCCGTGGTTCCGCGAGTCGCAGACGAAGACGGCGCTGATGGGCGAGGACCTGACGTTCTGCCTGCGCTGCGCGGCGGCGGGAATCCCGGTGCACGTCCACACGGGCGTGAAGGTTGGCCACATGAAGACGACGATGCTGATCTGAGGAGAGCCGTGCACCCTTCGGCGATGGCTTTCGCCTGCTCGGCGCTGACCGCGGACGACGTGCGCGGCAGGATCGTGGTCGAGGCGGGCGCGCTGAACGTCAACGGGTCGGTCCGCGGTCACGTGGAGTCGCTCGGCCCGGCGTCGTACACCGCGACGGACATGCGCGAGGGACCCGGCGTGGACGTGGTGTGCGCGGCCGAGGACCTGCCCGCGCAATTCATCCATGCAGACGCTGGCACGCTCTACCGCCAGCGGTTCGGCGTGGTCATCTCGACGGAGATGCTGGAGCACGCGGCGGACTGGCAGGCAGCGATGATCGGGATGATCCATGTCCTGAAGCCCGGCGGCGTGCTGGTGCTGACCACCCGCAGCGCCGGCTTCCCGGTGCACGGCTACCCGGAGGACCACTGGCGCTTCTCGGTTGAGGCGATGGGCCAGATCCTGAAGGCGGCCGGCCTGGAGGTCGAGCGCCTGGAGCCGGACCCGGACCCGCAGTCGCCGGGCGTGTTCGCGAAGGCCCGCAAGCCCGCAGGCTGGTCATGGCCGCAGGGCGCCCGGCAGGCGTGGGACGAGGTTGAGGTCACCCGCCCGTGAAGACAACGATGACGGCCTGAGAGGGGATGCCCGTGGCGATCACGAAAACGTACATAGGCCAGAACGACGACGGAAGCCCGCGCTTCAACTACGCCAGTGACGGCCAGGTGGTGATGACGGGCCCGGCGTACGGGCCGGTGACGACATCGGACGGCACTGTCTACGACGTCTCCGAGCAGTACATCGAGGTGGCGTCGCCGGAGCACGCGGGCGAGGTGTCGCACCTGATCGGCGTCATGCACGAGGAGCGCGGCCACCCGGATCACACGGCGGGCGACCCGTTCGCCCACACGTGCAGCGATCACTGCGGCGCGCTGAAGCGGGAGGCGTCATGACGAACCTGGGCGTAGTCCCTTCCAATGCCGCGCTCGACGCGCTGGCCAACACCGCGCCGTCGGTGAACTACCTCGGCTTCGCCTCCTGCCACACGGGCAGCCCGTCGACGACGGGCGCGAACGAGTACGCGGGGGTGACCCGGCTGGCCGAGACGTGGAACGCGGCGAGCTCCGGGGCGAAGACCAACTCCGGAACGCTGTCGTTCACCACGTCGGGCGCGTCGGCGGTGACCGACTTCGGGTTCTGGTCGCTGGTCACGTCGGGCGTGTACGGCATAGGCGCGCACCTGTCCTCGTCCGTGACCGCGGTGACGATCACCGTCGCTGCCGGGGCGATCAGCCTGGCGGCGAGCTGACGTCCGCCGCCCGTACCCAGTGGCTGGCAGGGACGCCGGGCTAGCGAGCCGCCCGCCAGGGAAGGCGGTGATCACCGATGACGCTGGCGCGGGATAGCTCCAGCCCGGTCTCGAATGCTACTGACGACCCGGGCACGCAGACCGCTACGCAGGTATCTAAAACGTTTTCCCCGCCTGCCGGGTCTGTCATTATCGTCAATGCCGTCGCCCTCAGCTCCGGGGTATCCGACTGGTCTGCCACCCCGTTCGCCATTACTGACAGCCTCGGTTCTCACCTGTCCTGGAACTTGAAGGTAGACAGGTACGACAACAGCGACTCTCAGTATTCCGAGCGCATTGCCGTTTTCTGGGCTTACTGCCCGAGCGCGCAGACGAACATGACCGTCTCGGTAACGGTCGGCACTACCACGGGCCAGTACATATTCGGTATCGACTGCAAGCCTGACGTGTGGACCGGCGCGAATACCAGCGGCCCTGTCGGCGCGGTAATTTCGGGCACCGCCGCTTCGTCGAATACCTTGTCTGAGGCCATTACCCCGACAGCCGCGGGCAGTGCGCTGGTGCTGTACGGCGGCCCAACTTTCGACGGCACGGCCAACCCGACGGCTGGCTCGGGCTGCTACGGCGTTAATCCCGGCAGTTCCGCCGTGTACTTCCTGGGCGAGTGGTACGGCACCAGCGGCGGCCCGACGCTGACGCCGAACACCAGCCCGGTGACGATGGCCATGACGTTCACGGGGCCGCAGACCTGGCAGTACGTCGGCTACGAGGTGCTGGCCGCCGCGGGAGCGGTCACGGCAGCCGGAACGCTGAGTGTCAGCGGAACCGCCGCGGGACAGGCCCCGGCCTCGGCCGCGGCCGCGGTCACCCTGGCGGGCACGGCCGCCGCGCGGGCGCCCGCCGCCGCCACCGGGGCGCTGGCTGTCTCCGGTTCTGCGGCGGCGGCGGCCCCGGTCACCGTCGCGGGTAGTGCCGCCTTCGCGGGCACGGCCTCGGCGACGGGCCCCGGCGCCGCTACAGCCGCAGGCGCGCTGGCCGTTACCGGGACGGCCTCGGCCACGGCGCCCGCACCCGCCGCAGGCAGCGTCACCGTAGCCGGGACCGCCGCCGCCGCAGCGCCAGCAGGTGCGGGCGGTTCCCTGGCGCTTACGGGGACCGCCACCGCGGCGGCACCGTCTGCACCCGCCGCGGGCAGCGTCACCGTGGCCGGGACCGCAACAGCGAGAGCGGCCGCGGCCCCGGCCGGGAGCCTGGTACTCGCAGGAACCGCCACGGCGTCAGCGCAGGCCGCGGCGGCTGGCAACGCCGACCTCACTGGCACCGCGGCAGCGAGCGGCCCCGGCGTCACCGCGTCCGCCGCGCTGGCGCTCGCGGGCACGGCCGCCGCGCGGGCGCCCGCCGCCGCCACCGGGGCGGTCACCCTGGCCGGCGCTGCCGCGACGAGGGCAGCGGGCGGCGCAGCGGGTGCGGTCACCATCACCGGGACGGCGCTGTTCCTGCCGCCGTTCACTGTCGGCACCCTGACCGCATCGGATACCAGGACAGGAGGACCGAGTTGAGCCGGTATCCCCTCAACCAGCCTGTCCGCGTGTCCACGACCGTCCGGGATGCCACCGGCACCCTGGTCACCCCGACCACCCTGACGCTGCTGGTGAAGACCGCGCAGGCTGACGGCACCTGGCTGACGACGGGCACGTACGCCAGCCCGACGCTCGACTCGACGGGTAATTACCACCAGGACGTCCCGGTCACCGACCTGACCGCGACCGGCCACTACCAGTACACCTGGACGTCGACCGGCACCGGCGCGGGCGTCAGCTTCGGCGACTTCGACGTGTTCGACCCGTTCGAAACCGCCGTGCTCGGGCTCGGCGACGCGAAGGACGCCCTGAATATCCCGCAGGCCACGACCACCAGCGACACCGAGATACAAAGCTACATTGCGACGATCACCTCCTGCCTGGAGCGGATGACCGGCGGCCCGCTGGTCAACCGGGTCGTGACGGAGCGGTCGGAGATGCAGGCCTACCAGACGGTCATCCCGGTACGGCAGCGTCCCCTCGTCTCGGTCACGTCGATCACGGGCGCGTCGGGCGGGGCGATCGACATCAGCGCCGGCCTGGACCTCGACGTCAATGCGGGCCTGATCAGGCGCCAGCTGGAGCTGCCGTTCTACGGCCCGTTCTTCACCTGGCTGCCCATGGTGAACGTCACCTACGTCGCAGGCTGGGGGACGAGCGTCCCGGCGGCGTTCAACATCGCCGCGCGGATCATCCTGCAGAATCTCTGGAGCACTCAGCGGGGGCCGCTGGCGATGCCGATGGCAGGGGAGGCGCTGGTGACGGTCCCCGGCTTCGGCTTCGCGATCCCGAACCAGGCCGCCGAGCTGCTCAACGGCAGCCAGCACGGGATCCCGTTCATGGCCGAGGCGTACGTGTGAAGGCCCGGATCTGGAAGGAAGACGGCCTGTGGGAACGGGACGTCCTCGACGACCGGCCTCCGGCGACACGCTCAACGGGTGCCCGGCTCACCTGGCGTGAGGCCGTGGACACGGCGCTCCAGGAACTGGCCTGGATGGCCAGACGGTGAGCGCCACCCGGTTCGGTGACGCGGTGAGCGCCCTGATCACCGCCTACACCGCAGCCCCGGCCATGTCAGGGATTCCCGTCTATGACGGAATCCAGCCGCAGACCGCGTCGGACCCGGCGTGCGTCATCGTCGGCCATGACGGCACCCTCGAGGCTGACGGCACCCTCGCCCCCGATGTGGTCGCCGGGAACTTCGTGCAGCAGTGGATCGAGATGGGCGCCCGGCAGGAGACCGGGCTCGTCAGCTGCGTGCTGATCTGCCAGTCCGGTGACGCCGCCGCGCTCGGCGTCCTCCGCGCCCAGGCGGCGACGCTGCTGGAGGCGCTGGAGGACGCGGCCGACGCTAACGGCGGCAAGGCGGGCGGCCTGAGCGACATGACGTTCGACGCCACCGCCAACGGCCGGTGGATCTACCGGCAGGCCCTCGGCGGGGCGGCCGTCATGGTCGCCTACCGCGTCTCCTACTCCACGGAATGGTGACCGCTTGCGCTGGCTGATCGTTCATCCCGGCCCGCAGTTCAGCGTTCACGACGTGTACGTCGGATGGGTTGAGGCGCTGCGGGCCCTCGGCGAGGACGTTCTTGAATTCAACCTCGACAAGCGCATCCAGGTGTACGACGCGGCGCTGCTGGAGACTGGCAACGCCGACGAGGACGGGCACCCGGAGGTCCGCAAGGCGTTCTCCCGTGAGCAGGCCCTGGCCGCCGCTATCCAGGGCATAACGGGCGCTTGCTACACCTGGTGGCCCGACGTCGTCCTCGGCATCTCGGCGTTCTTCGTCCCGGCATGGCACCTGGACGTAATGCGCGACCGCGGCCACAAAGTGGTGCTGCTGACGACGGAATCGCCGTACCAAGATGACCAGCAGCTCGCCCTGGCCGCGCACGCGGACCTTTGCCTCGTCAACGACCCGGTCAACATCGCCGCCTACCGGCAGCTCGGGCCCGCCGAGTACATGCCGCACGCCTACCGCCCGCAGGTACACCGTCCCGGGCCGGGCGTCCCTGAGCTGAAGTCGGACTTCGCGTTCGTCGGGACCGGGTTCGCGTCGCGGGTGGAGTTCTTCGAGCAGATGGACTTCTCCGGCCTGGACGTGCTGCTCGCCGGGGCGTGGCCGGACCTGGCGGAGTCCTCGCCGCTGCGCCGCTACCTGCCCGGCGGCGACGTCGTGCAGTGCACCGGCAACGAGGAGACCGCCGACATCTACCGGTCGACCCGCGCCGGAATTAACTTCTACCGCCGCGAAGCTGAGGACGCCCACGCGGGCGAGGGCTGGGCGATCGGCCCGCGTGAGGTGGAGCTCGCGGCGGCCGGCACGTTTTTCCTCCGCGACCCGCGCGGCGAGGGCGACGAGCTGTTCCCGATGCTGCCCGTGTTCGACGGCCCCGGGGACGCGTCAGAAAAGCTCCGCTGGTGGCTCGCCCGCGACGGCCAGCGGGAAAAGGCAGCCGCGGGGGCCCGCGCCGCGGTAGCGGACAGGACGTTCGAGGCGAACGCGAGGCGGCTACTTCAGCTGCTCGACAAGTAAAGGAGCCGGGACATGCCCTCGCAGAGAGAACATGGAAGAAATGGCGTCGTCTACATGGGCATCACCCAGTCGGCCGGGGTGAGCTCGGTTGCGACGCCGGTCGCGTTCCTCACCGACTGGACCGTCAACAAGACCACCGACAAGGTCGAGGTCACGGCGTTCGGCGACAGCAACAAGGTGTACGTCGCCGGGCTCCCCGACTCAACTGGCGATTTTTCGGGCTGGTATGACTTCTTCACCCCGCAGACCTACATCGCGGCGGGCGACGGGATCCCGCGGAACTTCTACCTGTACCCGAACGCCCTGAACCCGACCGACTACTTCTACGGCACGGTCCTCCCCGACTTCTCCGCGGCCGGCGGCGTCAGCGCCGCGGTGTCGCTGAAGTCGACCTGGAACGCGGCCGGCCCGGTCAACCGCGCCACCTACTGATGCCGGGCGTAGACGAGCTGGCGTCCGGCCTCAACGCGGTCGCCGTCCGCCTGCGCGAGCTGGGCGACGAGGGCCTGGCGCGCGAGCTGCAGACGGCGGTCGAGCGCGCCGTCGACCCGCTGAAGGACAGTATCCCCGCCGCACTGAGGCCGCACCTGCCTGACCGGTACGCGGACGAGCTGGGCGGGGAGCTGAAGGTGCGCCGCAGCACGTCGCTCGGCGCGGCCGGCGACATCGCGCAGGTGACCGTGCTCGCGTCGGTGACGGGGGCCAGGAAGCGGAAGCTGGCGCAGTCCGACGCCGGGATCCTGTGGCATCCGCTGTTCGGCCGGTTCCCGTACAGGGATCCCCGGAACCGCTGGTTCCAGAACGAGCCGCCGTCTGTGACGCCGGGCTGGTTCAGTGACCCGGTCGAGGAGTCGGTGCCGGTGATCCGCGATGCCGTAGAACAGGCACTGGATAACGTGGTCGAGAAGGCCGTCGGGAAAGGGCTCTGAGTGAAGATCACCATCGGCGGGGAAACCTTCGACTACGACCTGGACAGCCGTCCCATGTCGGAGGCGCTGGCGATCGAGAAGGCGTGGGGCAGGCGCTACGCCGAGTTCCAGCACGAAGTGGCAGCCGGGTCCGCCGAGGGCTGGGCGGTGCTGGCGTGGGCGGTCTGGCGGCGCAACGGCCGCGATGTCCAGCTGCAGGACATCCTCGACGGCAAGGTCGACTTCGACCACACCGAGATGGTCGTTTCCGTCAACGTGGCGGCCGCCGAGGAGGCGAAGGCCGCGGCGGAGGGCCCTACGTCCGGGGCGTCGCCCCTTACGGACCCGGATGGCACGGCTACGACGTCCAGCAGTACCTCGGTGCGTTCGCCGCGGTCTTCGGGATCCGCCCGTGGGAAGTCGAGCGGCTGACGACGGACGAGTTCGACGCGCTGATCAGCTACCTGGAGACGCACGGCGGCTAGCCGCATCCCTTTGCCGCCTGGTCGGTGGCGATGTACAGCACCCAGGTAGCGCCTTCCTGTGACGGCACTATCCCGAAGTTGGCTACGGTCTGCAGCCAGGTGTCCCGCTGCCCGGATGACGGGAACGTGGCGATGCCCATCCTCTTGCCGTTCATGTAGGCGGTGCCCGCGTCCGTGACGCCGCCCGCGGGGGCCGCGCCGCAGTCTGTGAACCCGGTTGCGCCGGCCTGCCTGGCGACCTGCGCGGCCGACTGCGGCGCCGGGAAGGACGGGGCGCTGGCCGCCGGGGCGGCTGGCCCGGCCGAGCACGCCGCGAAGAGCGGGACGGCAACCGCTGCTGCTGCTGCTGCGGTGATCTTCTTCATGCCTGTCTTTCCTCGCCGGTAAGCGCTGTGGCCTGGGCATGCCAGTCGGCGGGGACGACAACGGCGGCCGGCTTCCCCCACCGCAGGATCGTGACGTGCTCGCCGCCCTGCTCGACGGCGTTGAGCAGCTCGCGCCAGTTGCGCCGAGCGTCGTCGCTGCTGATCTCTCGCTTCATGCCCGCAGGGTACCACGAACCTTACGAACCTTACGAAACTCACGGGAGGGGCGCTTGGCCGGCTCGCAGACCCTCCGGTTCGACATCATCGGGGACGGCTCGTCCGCCTCCCGCGCCTTCAAGCAGACGGCCGACGACGCGGCTCTCGCCGCCAAGGGCGCCAAGCAGCTCAGCGACTCCCTCGGCATCCAGTCCAAGTCGGCGCAGGTATCCGCGGCGGCGACGGTGTCGCTGGCGAAGTCCGACGACATCCTCCGCGATGCGCAGCTTGCCCTGGCCGGCTCCGCCGACGACGCCTCCGGCAGCCTCGGCGGCCTGAAGCTGCGCCTGGACGAGCTGAACGGGAAGGTCGCCGCCGCGAGGGTCAGCCTCGACGGCAACAAGGAGGCGCAGGCGCAGCTCGACGCGATCGACGCCCGCCTGATCGACCTCGACCACAAGACGTCGACCCCGAACCTTGACGTGCAGGGCACCGCGAAGGCGGTCGCCGAGCTGTCCGCCGTCGACGTGGCGCTCGACAAGGTCGGCGGCAAGGGAGGGTCGGCTGAGGGCGCTTCGTCGTCGCTCGGCCTGCTGGCCAGCCCGATGGGCGCGCTAGTCGGCGCGGGGGTGCTGCTCGCCCCGGTGATGGTGACGACGTCGGTCGGCCTCGCCGGGTTCGGGGCGGCCGCGGCCGCGGCGGTCGCGCCCATCCTGGCCGCGGGCACCGCGACGAAGGCGCAGCAGCAGGCCCTCGCCGGCCTTGACCCGGCGCAGAAAGCCGCCTACGACTCCCTCGGCGCGCTGAAGTCCCAGTTCGGCGGGTTCGCCAAGGCGCTGGAGCCGGAGACCCTCGGCGTTTTCAACCAGGGGCTGAAGCTCGCCGACGGGCTGCTGGGCGACGTCGAGCCGGTGGCTGCCGCGACCGGGAAGGCCCTGGGCGTCCTGGTCGGCGACATCAGCGCCGACCTGAAAACCCAGCAGTGGCAGCAGTTCTTCGGGTTCATGGCGCAAAGCGCCGGGCCGGACATCCAGCTGGTCGGCAGCCTGTTCACCGACCTGCTGAACGACCTTCCCCAGCTGCTCGAGGAGCTCCAGCCGGCCGCCCAGGGGCTGCTGACCGTCGCCGACGACGCCACCCTGGCGCTCAAGGCGCTGGACACCCTCAACCCGTCCCTGTCCACCACGTCGGTGAACGCCGCCGCGGTGCAGACTAACAGCGGCAACATGTTCACCAGGCTGCTGGCCAGCAGCAAGCTCGCGATTTCCGAGGTCACGGGAATCGGCAGGGCCACGGGCGACGCGGCGACCGGCACCATGAGCCTGGCCACCGCCTCGACCTCCCTCGGCGACAGCCTGGTCACCCTGGAGGACAAGTACGGCCTGTCGGCTGACCAGGCGGAGGCGCTCATCGCCGCGGCCAAGCAGACCAACCAGGCGCTGGCGGGCGGCGGCGCGTCGGCGCGGGCCGCCATGACGGCCATCGAGGGGTACGCGAACGCGAACCTGGCGGCGAAGACCCCGACCCAGCAGCTCGCCGCCGATGTCTCCACCCTGGGCAACAACACGCTCGGGGCGGCCGCGCAGCTGAACGCGTTCACCGACGCGTGGAACCTGCTGGTGGGCAACTCAGTGAGCGACCAGCAGGCCGTCCTGGCGACCTCCCAGGCATTCCAGGCGCTGGTTACCGAGGTGAAGAGCAGCGGCGCGCAGAGCCTCACGTCGCAGTCCGACTTCCTGTCCTACGTGAGCTCCATCGGCCAGGGCGTGGGCACGCTGCAGAAGAACGGCGCGTCGGTCGCGCAGGTCAACGCCTACTACCAGACCAACATCGACCGGCTGAACAGCCTGCACAACCTGACCCCGGCGCAGCGGGCCGACGTCCAGGGGCTGACCAGGGACTACGACACGTGGGCGCACTCCACCGCCGGGCTGAACGCCCAGACGGCGGCGGCAGCCGCCACCATCAAGGACAACTTCACCGCGAACCTGAAGGCCCTGGGCGAGTTCACGCCGTCCGTCAACACGGACGTCAACAACCTGGCCACCGCGGTCCTGCGGACCGGCACCCAGTCCAGCGCCACCCAGGGCGACCGGGCGAAGCTGATCGCCGACCTGAACCAGGTGGGAATCTACGGGCAGGCCGCCACCAAGCTGGTGAACGGGCTGCAGCAGCAGATCGCCGGGCTGAAGGGCAAGACGGTGGCGGTGGACGTCACCATCGGCGGCGAGGGCGCGATCGTGGCGTCCGCCGTCGGGCTGCCCGCGAGGATCTTCAAGCTGAGCCACCTGGCGGCCGGCGGGAAGCTGCCCGGCTTCGGCGGCGGCGATGTCCACCCGGCGCTGCTGGAGTCGGGCGAGACGGTCGTCGACAAGGTGACGTCGAAGAAGCTGGCGGGGGTGTTCTCCGCGGCCGGGGTGCCCGGCTACGCGGCCGGCGGCCTGGTTGACGCGCCGCCGTGGGCGGGTGCCCAGGGGAGCGGCGCGGCCGGCGGCTGGGCGGGGTCGTGGGTGCAGGGCGAGGTGGCCGCGTTCTTCACGGCTGCCAGGGCAGCGGCTGCCGCCGCGGCGGCCGCGGGCACCCCGGTGGCGTACAGCAAGGTCGCGGGGGTCACCCAGTGGGAGCCCGACGTGTCAAAGGTGCTCAGCTGGCTCGGGCTGCCGCAGGCTGACCTGCCCACGGTGATGTCCCAGATCCAGACCGAGAGCGGCGGGAACCCGAACGCGATCAACCTGACTGACATCAACGCGCAGCGCGGCGACCCGTCCAAGGGGCTGATGCAGGTCATCTCCGAGACCTTCGCCGCCTACCGCAGCCCGTCGCTGAGCAGCAACATCTACGACCCGGAGGCGAACATCTTCGCCGGGGTGAACTACGCGGTTCACCGCTACGGCAACCCCGGCTGGCTGGGCGTGCTCGGCCACGGCCACGGCTACGCGAACGGCACCAGCTCGGCGCGGGCGGGCCTGGCCGTGGTCGGCGAGAACGGCCCGGAGATCGTCAACTTCCGCGGCGGCGAGCAGGTCATCCCGCACCAGGTCATCCCCCGCGGCGGGAGCGGCGGCCAGGTCCACGTGCACCTGCACAACGAGGGCGTGATCGGGTCGCAGGCTGAGCTGAGCCGCTGGCTGCACAGCAGCATCGACGAGCTGGCGCGCAGCAGCAAGCTCACGTACGCGCTGCAGCGCTCCCCGTCGGCGGCGCGATGACGGGCTTCCCGCTCAAGAAGCTGGGCGTCAAGGTCGAGCTGCTGATCAACGCGACGTGGACCGACGTAACCGCGTACGTCCAGCTCCGCAACGACATCAGCATCTCGCCGTTCGGCCGGGCCAACGAGTCGTCGTCGATGGAGGCGGCGCAGGTCACCCTCACGCTGAACAACCGCAGCGGCCGGTTCACCCCGGCCAACTCCAGCGGCGCCTACTACCCGTTCGTGCAGCTCAACACCCAGATCCGCATCTCGGTCAATGACGCCTCCGTCAACGGGACGGCCTACTCCGGCTACCAGTTCTGGGGCGAGGTCACCGAGTGGCCGCCGACCTGGGACGAGAGCGGCCGGGACGTCTACGCACCGATTACCGCCTCCGGCATCTGGCGGAGGCTGTCGCAGTCGACGAAGCGGCTCGGGTCGCCGTACACCCGCTACTGCAACATCACCATCCGCAACGCCTGGACGCTCGCCTCCTACTGGCCGATGGAGGACGGCAGCGGCTCGACAACATTCGCCAACCTGGTCACCACGCAGGCGGCGATGACGGTTACCGCGGGCACCCCGACGCTGGCGAGCGTCAGCGCGTTCCCCGGCAGCGACGCCATCCCGGCGCTGAACGGCGCGTCGCTGCAGGGCCTGGTGAGCACCACCGCGAACCCGACCAACGTGATCTGGCGCTTCAACATGTTCCTGCCGTCCGGCGGGGACACTGGCGCGTCGGGTGCGATCGCCCGGATGAACACCTCCGGTACCGTCGCCAGGGTCGAGGTCAGCCTTTCCGCGTCCGGCGGCGGCCCGCTGGTGATCACCGGCTTCAACTCGTCGGGCACCCAGATCTTCACCGGCAGCAGCACGCTCTCCGTCTGGGGCATCCCGCTGATGGTGCAGGTGGGCCTCACCCAGTCGGGCTCCAACGTCTCCTGGTCGCTGCGGACCATCCTGCCGAACGGGACCGTGGCGAACACGTCGGTGACCGGCAGCGTCGCCGGCACGGTGGACGACGTCACCGGGGTCAACTTCAACGTGGCCTCGGCCAAGTACAAGGGGGCCGGCGCCGGGCAGTGCGTCGTCATCTACGGCAACCCGAACATCGTGGACGCCGCGGCGGCGATGAGCGGCTGGACGGGCGAGTTCGCCGGGGCGCGGTTCCTGCGGGTGTGCGCTGAGGCGGGCGTCCCCGCTGTGCTGAACGGCTCGTCGACCTCCGGCACGACGATGGGGCCGCAGGTCGACGACACCCTCGCGAACGTGCTGCAGGCGGTCGAGGCGACCGACGGCGGCCTGCTCTACGAGACGCGCACCCAGTTCGGGCTCGGCTACCGGACGCTGGCGACGCTGCAGAACCAGTCGTCGTCGCTCACCCTGAACTACGCCGCGCAGCAGCTGTCCGCGCCGCTGTCGCCGGTCGACAACGACGCCCTGATCCGCAACGACGTGACGCTCACCAACTACGACGGCTACTCGGTGCGCGCCTACCTGGCCACCGGGGCGCGCAGCATCCAGTCTCCGCCTAACGGGGTGGGCGCCGGGTACGAGCGCACCGGGAACGTGTCCAGTACCAGTCACTCCCAGGTCAACGCTCTTGCTGAGCAGCTGCTGAACAGCGGTGTCGTCTCGGACCCCAGGTACCCGACCGTCACCGTCAACCTGGCGCGGGTCACGACGGCCAGCCTGTTCAGCGCCGTCCCGTCAATGGGGATCGGCGACTACCTGACGCTGGCGAACATCCCGGCCTACGGCGGCGCGGCGACGCAGAAGCAGCTCATATGGGGCTGGACCATGGTGCTCAGCGCCTTCACCTGGACGATCACCTTCAACACGATCCCGGAGGCGCCGTTCGAGTCGGGGTTCGCGCCCGGCACCGCGGTAACCGGGCAGGTTCCGGGGACGCCGACGACGGTCAGCCAGGCGGGCTCGGTCAGCGGCGCGCAGATCGCCGAGGACGCCATCAGCCTGTTCTCGCTAGCCCAGGAAGTGCTGACCTTCCAGTTCGGCGGCATCACCAGCACGATCAGCAGCAGCGCGCCGTCGTCTCCCGCCGACGGGAACCTGTGGTTCGACTCGAGCAACGGCTACCAGATCAAGCGCTGGGACGCCACGGGCGGTTCCTGGGTGCCGGTGGTGTTCGACGGCGCCAATATCCTCGGCGCGGGCACGATCACCGCCGGGCTGATCGCCGCGAACGCCGTGATCGCCGGGAACATCGCCGCCGGGGTGGTCACCGCGACGCAGCTCGCCGCCGGGATCGTCAAGGCCGGCATTGTCGACGGCACCCTGATCAGCGGCGCCCAGTTCGTCGCGTACGGGACAACCGGCGAGATCCTCGTCTACTCGGGCACCCCGGCCACCGGGAACCTGGTGCTGAGCGTGTCGGCCATGGCGGGCACGGACGGGCACTCCAACGCCTACCCGGCGGGCATCGGCATCTTCAACAGCTCCAGCAAGTTCACCACCCTGCAGGCCAGCAGCGCGGGGAACCTGACGCTGGGCTCCGGGTCCAGTGGCGGCGGCGGCCTGGAGGTGGCCACCCAGGCGACTACCCCTGTTTCGGTCAACTCGATCTTCTACGCGGACGGCAACAGCAGCCCCGCCTACCGCAAGGGACCGGCCGGGTTCAACGGCCAGCTGAGCATGGCTAAGACCGACGACAGCTCGATCACCAACACGACGGCCTCTTACATCCCGATCACCGCGATATGGCCCATCCCGGCCGGCGACGCGCTGGCCACCACCACGTACCGGCTGACCTGCTGGGGCGTCGCCACGTACACCGGGACGGCTCAGAACATCGGGTTCCGCGGTTACTTCAGCGGGACGAACGAGGGAGCCTGGACCTTCCCGGCCTCATTCGTCACCGCGTCCACCTGCTGGCGCGTCGAGTACATCATCAACGTGCTCAGCGCCGGGGCCGGCGGAACCGCGCAGTACACGCTGACAGCGTGGCTCAACAACTCGTCCGGGGTGGGCGCGTCCAGCTCCCCCCAGGCGTTCGACACGACCGTGAGTAACACGATGCACGTCGAGGGCACGTTCGCGACAGGGGCGACCACGGTCGCCCTTACGTGCTACGGGTCAATCTTCGAAAGGCTGGGCGCGTGAATTACCCCGGCATGACCACGGAAAGGCCCGGACCGTGACTATCCCCCAGGTCGTCGCCGCCGGCGTGGTTACCGCCGCCACGCTGGCCGCGTCCCCTCTCGCCAGCACTTCGCCAAGGGCCGTCGTCGCCTTCGGCGACTCCCTGACCTGGGGCGCCGGGTCAGGGTCGAGCAACGGCCCCGGCGTGAGCGGCCCGGACGGGTCCGGCTACCAGGGCGACAGCTACCCCTCCCAGCTGGCGGCGCTGTCCGGCTGGCAGGTCACCAATCAGGGCATCAACGGCGACATGGTGACGAGCGGGTCCGTCAACGACCCGCTCAACGCGACCGTCCGGTTCGAGCAGCTCGCGCCGACGGAGCCGGCAGGCACCGTGTTCGTGGTGTGGATCGGCGTCAACGACGTCGAGCACGCTGTCGGCGGGTCCCAGATTGTCACCGGGTACGCGCGGATGATCACGGCCGCGCACGACGCCGGGGACCTCATCTTCCTCGCCACGCTGCCGCCGGTCGCCGGGCTCGCCGCCATCCGCGAGACGCAGCGGCGGAACGTGAACAACTGGATACGCCAGGGTCACGGGCAAGACGGCACGATCGACCTGGAGGCGGCCCTGGGCACGCCCGTCAAGCTCAGCCCGCAGCTGGTGGCCAACGGGCAGACCGTCAACCCGGTCACCAGCGTCCCGCACCTCAACCCGGCCGGGTACGCGGTGGTCGCGAACTTCACCTACGCGAAGGTGACGCACCCCGTGGCGGTCGTTCCTCCTGTTTCGTACCCGTAGGCCTCAGCGCTCCAGGAGGTAAAAGCCAGTGAGCGCCGTGGTCATCACCGCCGTCGCCGTCCTCGGCATCCTGCTGACGGTGGCCGGGGTGATCGGCGTGTGGCTGGCGATGCGAACCGCCCAGCACACCCAGACGGTAAAGAACTTCCGGGACGCCGCCGAGTCGTGGCGGGAGAAAGCCGAGGCGACCGACTCCGAGCTGACCAGCATGCGCACCGAGATGACCGAGCTGAGGCAGCAGTACACGTCCCTGCTGCAGAAGCACGAGGCGCTGCAGGACGTGGTGACCGGCAGGACCGCGATCGAGAACCTCGGCGTTCAGGTCGGCGACGCCCAGTCCGCGATCATCGCCGAGATCCGGCAGAACCGCGACCTCTTGCACGCCCTCTCACCAGCGAGCTAACGAGAAGCGACGATGGAAGCAGCCCCCGAACAACCGCCCACGGCTCCCGATGACGGCCTGGACGAGCGCCTGTCCGAAGTGCAGCGGCGATCCTGGCGCTACGTCAGGGTACTGATCGCCGGGCTGGCGCTCGCGGTGCTGGCGCTGACCGGCGCCGTCGTCTACCTGCTCGTCGCGGCGGCAGACAGCACCGCCCAGAACGGCCAGCAGATCACCGCTAACCAGCACGCGTCCGACCAGCGCTGGTGCGGTGCTATCGACCTGCTGACCGCTGCCCCGGTCACCAGGCCCGCCGACGCGGCCGCCAACCCGTCCCGGGAAGCCACCTACCAGCTGTACCTGGACTTCGTGACGCTGCAGCGCGAGTTCGGCTGCCAGAAGTGAGGATTCATGCCCGTTGAGAGCAAGGTCAAGGCGTCCACCGCCGCCGCCGCCGTGTCCGGGCTGGCGCTGTGGGCGCTGTCCCGCTACGTGTTCCGCGGTGACGTCCCCGACGTCGTGGCGTCCTGGGTGGACGCGGTCATCCCGGCCGCGCTCGCGTTCGGCGCGGGCTACCTGGCTAAGCACACGGTGCGGCCGACCGACCCGCCCGCGGCGCCCGTCGTCGTCGTGCCGCCGTTCGCGCACGTCACGCCAACCGAGCAGCCGCCGCCGACGGCCTGATGCCGCTAGCCTCTCTCGGCCTGCTTCGCTAGGGCCGCCACGTATCCGTGCCACTCGGCGTGAGCGGCCACGGTTTCAAAGAATTGCAGGTTATCGGGCCTGTTATCCGTCTTGATTTCGTTGATGTGGTGGACCACGTTTGCGCGAGTGAGTTTTATTCCGTGCGTTTGCTCCCACACCCAGCGGTGCTCATAGACACGACGCCCGTCCGTCAGGGTGAGCCGGATGTAACCGTTCCTTGCAAGCTCGCGCTTCGCGGCCTTCGGCACCCTGGGCGGCCTGTGTTCCACGTAGCACTGGAATGTGCAGTAGCGCGGTCTCCTGCTTGAGCCGATGCGTCGCCCAAAGGTCATGCCGCATCCGGCGCAGACGTGCTCCGGCACTGGCCACGCCGCCGGGTTCGCAATTCCCTTCCTGGGATGCGGGCGCCCCACCCGAGCGGCATAGAAGCATTTCCTGGAGCAATAGAGCCCGTATCCCCTGGCAACCTTCGACGCCTTGACGGAGAAGACTCCAGAGCAAGCGCCACAGATTCGCGTTACCTGATTGGGAGCCGTCATGGCACTTGACGACCTATGGACTCTGAGCAAATACAAGAGCGTTCCATATGCACCATCGTACCCTCGGAACGTTCTCACCTTTTATAGTCCGGTTGATTCAGTTCATCAGGTTCTCGTCGACCTCGTCAAGTCCGCGTCAAAGTCGCTGGTTTGCGCGATGTACGGGTTCGACGACGACGAGCTCGCCGCCGCGCTGCTCGGGAAGCTCGACGACGGGCAGGTGTTCGTGCAGCTCACCCTCGACAGCTCCCAGGCCGCCGGGAAGCACGAGGCGGCGCTGCTGGCGAAGGACGCGTTCCCCTCCAACTCGGTCGCGGTCGGCCGGTCGGAGAAGGGGGCGATCATGCACATGAAGCTGCTCCTGGTCGATGGCCTGGACGTGGTGACCGGCTCGACGAACTGGTCCGGCGGCGGCGAGAGCGCGCAGGACAATCAACTTACTGTGATCAGGGACCCGTACGTGGCCGCCGAGGCGCGCGCCCGGGTCGACATAATCCACCACCACATGCTCACCGCGAAGGGCAGCCCGTCATGACTGCGACCCTGAGAATGCGCGACAGCACCAACGCTGCCCATATCCCGATCGCGGGAACGGACATCGCCTGCGGGTACATCAACGGCAGTAGCGTTCCCCCGACCTGGGACGCGGTCCTGGCCCGCTTCCCCGGCATCCCCAAGGTCGCCATCGACGTATTCGGCAACGCGCCGGGCGCGCAGGCGCGCGACTGGGAAACCGGAGACAAGGGCGGCGACCTGGAGCAGTGGGTCAAGGACCACAACCAGCTCTCCGGGGCCAAGGACGCGGTGATCTACTGCAACCGCGACACGATCGCCGAGGTGCGGCGGCTCACCGGCTCGCAGGTCCTGAACCGGGACTACTACCTGTGGGTAGCGACCCTGGACGGGACGATCTACGGGCCGGATCAGCTGGCCGGCGTGATCGCATGCCAGGACAAGGGCTCACAGCAGACCGGCCACGACTATGACGAGTCGGTGGTGTGGCCGAACGCGGCTATCTGGTGGTCGGACGGGGTGATCAGCAACCCGCCGCAGCCGCGGCCGGCGCCTAAGCCGCTGTACGGCGCGCCGCGTAACCTCGCCGTGCAGCCGGGTGACACGACGGTGCGGGTGACCCGCTGCGACCCGCCCGCCGGGTCGATCGGGTCACCCGACCACTACGAGATCTCGGTGTTCACCGGCTCCTACCCGTCGCCGGCGACGCTGGTGGCGTCCTACCCGCGGTTCATGCGGGCCGCCCCGCAGCAGTTCGGCGGCTTGCAGGGCATCGCGTCCGGGACGCACATGACGCTGCGGGCCGTGGCGGTCGACGCGGCAGGGACCGCCGGGGCGTACGCCGACGTTCACTTCGAGATGCCCTAGTGGCGGCGCTCGCTCACGCGGACGTCGCGGCGGCATTTGTCGGCGGCGCGGTAGCCGGGGGGTTCCTCGGCGCGCTGTACGGGATGAGCGTCGCCGCCGCCCGGCGGGCACTGCCGGGCGCGCGGCGGCGGAGACGGCACGCGCTCGCGCGGACGATGCCGCTGCGAAGGTACCCCGAATGACGACGACCCCCGGAGGCCGGCTGCTCACGTAAGCTGAGGCTGCACACGGGGAAAAGGGAAGAGGGACCGCTCAGGCGGTCCCTCTTTTTCGCGTTCCGGGGGGGCTAGGACTCGGGCACCTCGTCGCCGAGCAGTTCCCGGACGGCCAGCCTGATTGCCTCGTTGACCGAGATGTGCGCCTCTTCGGCGTACGCGCGCAGGCGCGCTTCCTCGGCCTCCGGGAGCCGGATACTGAGGGGCGCGCGCTTGTGCTGGTTGGGCACCTGATCCCTCCAGGGATGATGAGCGGGACGTTACTCGGCCGGCTCAAGCTCGCTGGCCAGGATGTCTTGCGTGAGTCCGCAGTCGAACTCGACGGTGACGACCTGGTCGCCGCTGGCGTCGTCCTCAACGGCGGTCACGGTGCCGTGGTGCACGACCTGGCTGCAGTTGTAGCTGAGGATGTGGCCCTCGCCCAGCTCGTGGTTGTAAGCGACTACCGTGTCGACTGCGTAGGTGGTGCTCATTTCCGTCCCTCTCGCTTGGTGGTAGTACCACCCTACCAAGGTTGTAGTACCACCGCAAGGGGAAGTTAGCGTGCCCTCATGATCGCCGCGAGCACCTCCAGGTCACCGCGCGCCACCGTCCGCTCCGCGTCGTCCAGCTCATCCCACCGCGCCAGCCGGGCGACCAGGCCGGGCGGCAGCGCGGGCCGCGCCACGTCCAGCAGCGCGGCACAGCACGACGGGTCCAACGGTCCTCCGGGGGGCGGGCGCGAGCGCGCGGCTAAATCGTATCGCCCGGCAGCCGGTCCAGGTGCATCCAGTCCGGGCACGCCGGGTCCAGCTTCTCCCGGCGCACCACGTACCCGCAGATGACGCACACAGCCTCAACCGGGTAGTGCCACGGCAGCCGCAGGTTCGCCCGCTGGCCCGTGTTGGCACCCGTGCCGACCGAGTACGCCGAGTCGGGCTCGATCAGCAGCTCGTGCGGGTCAGGACCCGGCACCGTCCGCCTCGTCCCGCCGCTTCACGAGCTTCGCCAGCAGCCCGCGCATGCTCACCGACTCGACAACCGGCGTCCCCTTCGGGACCGCCCGGTAGCCGCCGAACGTCCGGCTCCACTCCCACTCGGGGAACTCCTCCGCCATCGTCTCCCCGACAAGCCGCTCGTCCGCGGCGCGCTGCTCGCCAGGCTGGAATCCGGGTCCCATCAGGAATGGTCCTTTATCCACTGGTCCAGGTCGCTGCTGCTGCTGAAGAATCCCACCGCTACCGCCTCCACCAGGGCACGTCCTGCTCGGCGTCCTCGTCCGGGTCGGTGCCCCGGTTGACCGTTGCCCAGTAGCGGCTGTTAAACGGCTTCGGTCCCTCAAGGCCGAGCACGGGGCGGTCAATGCCCTCCGGCTGCGCGTCCGGGTCTACCCTCGTGGTGCCGAACCAGCTCATCAGGAGTGCTCCTTAATCCACTGGTCCAGGTCCTCAACGGGCTGGCCGTTGTGGTCGACCGGGCCCTTGTAGCCGCTCTCGCGGAGGTCGAAGAACCTCTTGTCGGCTGCCGTCTCCGGCTTGTCGTCTGCTCGCCTGCTCATTGATCTCGTTTCCTCTCGGGTTCGACGGCGCCCCTGACCAGGG